ATGGTTTGCAGTCCAAAAGATTTGAATATGATAAAAGGATTTATACCGGAAAGTGAATCATTAAAGAAAATATGTCCAGGTATAAGATCTGATGTTTACAATACACAGGATCAGATCAGGGTAGCAACTGCTGAACAAGCAATTAATGACGGTGCAGACTACCTAGTCATGGGAAGAAGTTTCTTTGCTTAAATTAGAAAAACAACCAATATCAAAAAAACAATCTATGTTGTACGACGAGAAAATTGATCGAATGTTAAATCTTACACAACACGTCTGTACAAAAATACAGGAAGAGCAAGGTGTAATAGAACCTGCTGACAAAGAGTATATCAAGGATTTAATTACTTTTGAAGATATACCAGAAATTGAAGATCTAAGGACTAGGGCTAACAAGCTTGTAGATGTGTGTAGACAAGAACAAGTAAAATTTGCATTAGTAGCAGGTGCATCTTTTTGGTTAATTGTGCTTGAATTCTATCTGCGATTGCACGGGATTACACCATTGCACAGTTTTAGCAAAAGGATTGCTTATGATCATAAAAATGACGATGGCACTGTACAATCTATTAAAACATTTGTGCATGCTGGTTGGATACAAAGTCCAGAATACACATTACAATGGGAATAAATGTTTGAATTTTTCGTCCGTAAACAGTATTGGCATTGGTCAATATTAGGTACACTGCTGATCTTTTCAGCAGTTTGGTATAGCGTACAATTAGATGTACAAATTAATGAATGGTTTGGAGAATTTTATGATTTACTACAAAAAGCACTAGCAGAACCAGGCGCGGTTAGCTTACAAGAATATTATGCACAGTTGTTTACATTTTTCCAAATTGCTGCTATTTATATAGCCGTTAATGTTGCAATTAATGGATTTTTTGTAAATCATTGGACGTTCCGTTGGCGTAAAAGCATTGCTGATTATTATCAAAAAAATTGGCACAACGCACGAACTATAGAAGGAGCTAGCCAACGTGTACAGGAAGATACATTAAAATTTGCAAGATTAGTTGAAGACATTGGTGTTGGACTGTTAGAATCAGTATTAATGCTAATTGCTTTTGCCCCCATACTATATGGCTTGAGTAAGAGCATAATCGAAGTACCAATTATTGGAGAATTAGATCACAGCCTTGTATGGATATCATTTATCACAGCCCTAGGCGGTACATTAGTGCTTACCTTGGTTGGGATTAAACTTCCAGGGATTGAATATGATATTCAAAAGTATGAAGCAAGTTATAGGAAAGAACTTGTGCACGGAGAGGATAATATAACACGGGCTGTTGACACTGACATAAATAATCTATTTTACAATGTTCAAAAAATACACTTTAAATCCTATTTACACTATTTTTATTTTAACATAGCCAAATGGAGTTACCTGCAAGGCATGGTTTTAGTGCCTTATGCAGCACTAGGTCCTACCATAGTTGCAGGAGTAGTGACACTTGGGGTAGTAAGCCAGACTGTTAGAGCATTTAGCAAAGTAGCAGAATCAATGCAGTATATTATACGAAGTTGGATGAAAATAGTTGAATTAATAAGTGTATGGAAGAGACTGAGTGAGTTTGAAAAACAATTTAAGGCGTAAGTGGCATATCTAGTACATAATTTACCATTAGTAGAAGTTTTCGTCAAAAAAGAATACCTATATGATCTTGAAAAAGGACACGGGGAGTTAGTGCCAGGTGTCTGGGTATCATGTAAAAGTGTAATGGGCAAGGCACTATATTTTGAAACATTACTCACAGATTATGGTGCATTGTTTGATAAACTGCCTATAAGTGCGTTTGTTTGGAAAAGAGACATACAGCAGGAAGAACAATTACCACTAGATGTGCTGCAACTTTGGGACTGTTTTGATTATAACATCACAGTGATTCGAAAGCCAATTTTATCTCGCTGTGAATTTTATGCTAAAGATAGGAAAATGTATCCTGGAGTATATATGTTCACAATAGATAATTGTCATAGTGAACATTCTACTATTGACATCAATTACAGCGAACATGATCCTGAGCACAAAAGTTTCAACATAATACAGTTAGACAATGGGCAATTTGCAGCACAGCCAAACAATAGGATTATATGGCATGACAGCAGTTTAACCGCGGATACATTGAAGCAGCCTGACTTCAAAGTTTGCAGCCAAAATTACAGCGTAGAAACAGAAGCTAAGTGGAAAATTGGACACAGTAACGAATGGCAATATAAATCTCTTACTGAGCAAAGCAATGATCAATAGATTAGCTAGGCAATTTTTAGTGCATAGTTTTTTATACTATAGATTAGACGAAACTCTTATAGATGATACTGAATATGATGAAATTTGTAAAAATTTAAATTTGCAGCGCAAAGAAAGCAATGAATATGTGTATAAAGATATCATAGAAAAATCTTTAGGCACAGAAGCAAGTGGGTATACAATACGTAAATATCCGCCTGAAATAATAAGCACAGCTTTACATTTGCTATATCAAACAAAATATAAAGATACTAAAACCTTAGACATGTTCTGTAAATCTTATGGATATAATATCAAAAAAAGGACAACATGACCTGCACAGTGATAGTAGGAGCCCAATGGGGTGATGAAGGAAAAGGCAAGATTGTTGATTTATTAACAAATGAAGCAGACGCAGTAGTAAGATATCAAGGCGGTAATAATGCTGGACATACAGTGATGTATGAAGACCAAAAAGTTGTCCTGCATCTTGTGCCGAGTGGTATTTTACAGGGGAAAGAGTGTATCCTTGGCAACGGAGTAGTGATAGAACCAAGTGCATTGCTGAAAGAAATTAAGGATTTAGAGTTTGCAGGATATGATGTAGCTAATAAGTTACGAGTAAGTTCTCAAGCCCATGTAATTTTAGATTATCATTTACTGCTAGATTCTGAAAAAGAAAAAGATCAAGCAAATCAAATAGGCACAACATGTAAAGGGATCGGACCAACTTATACTGATAAAATTTCTAGGACAGGTTTAAGGCTATGTGATTTAAAAAATGCAGAAAGTTTAAAAACTAGATTAGAATTTTTAGTGCCAAAAAAAGTAAATGATATAAAATATTATAGTGGAAATTGTGATGATTTTGATATAGATAAAATGGTTGTAAAGTTGCAGACATACTACAACGAACTACAGCCATATCTAATTGATTCACCTGCAAGGATTAATTCTCTCATTCTTAATGAGAAAGACATTATTTTTGAGGGCGCACAAGGAACACTTCTAGATATAGATCATGGAACTTATCCATATGTAACAAGTTCAAATACACTAGCAGGCGCTGCATGTACAGGCAGCGGTATAGGACCTACTAAGATAAACAAAGTGCTAGGTGTAGTAAAAGCTTACACTACTCGTGTAGGCAACGGTCCATTTCCTACAGAAATTACCACGGAAAAAGGAGAATATCTACGGCAGATGGGTGACGAATACGGAGCAACTACAGGTAGACCTCGTAGGTGCGGTTGGTTCGATGCAGTGTTAGTAAGACGTGCGGTTGAATTAAATGGTATTAGTGAATTAGCATTAATGAAATTGGACGTTTTAGACACATTTGACGAAATTAAAATATGTTCAGGGTATAATTGGATAGGCGGAGGACCGTGTGAAGAATTTCCTGTTAACAACTTAGACGAAGTGAAACCTTTTTATCATGTCATGCTTGGTTGGAAATGTAGTACAAGGGGTTTAACAGATGTTAAGCAGGTACCTGAAAAAATGCGCTATTTTATAGAACAGATTGAATGGTATACAAAATGCAAAGTAGGCATATTATCCACAGGACCTAAAAGGGAGGAGACAATGTCATGGTAAAGAAAATTTTATTACTAGGCAGTGGCGAGCTTGGAAAAGAGCTTACTATTAGTTTGAAACGATTTGGACACTATGTCGTAGCATGTGATAGGTATCAAAATGCACCAGCTATGCAGGTAGCAGATCACAAGGTACATTTTGATATGCTGGATGCCGATCTTTTAAATTTTGTAATTAGAGAACAGAAGCCAGATTTTATCGTACCAGAAGTAGAAGCAATCCAAACAGAAACACTGATAGAAGTTGAAGATAAAGGATATACTGTCATACCTACAGCAAGAGCTGTTAACCTTACAATGAATAGAGATCGTATTAGAAACAGAGCTACAGAACTGGGATTGCGTACTGCAAAATATTCGTATGCCAACAGCTTAGAAGAATTAAAAACAAAAGCTAAAGAGATAGGATATCCAGTTGTAATTAAACCAGTGATGAGTTCGAGCGGAAAAGGACAATCTGTTTGTGAAAATTCTTTTGCCTGTGTGGTTAGTTGGCAATCAGCTATGGAAGGAATGCGGGGTGACAGGAAACAGGTAATTGTAGAAGAGTTCATTGATTTCGATTATGAAATAACTCTACTCACAGTGAAACAGCATCACGCAGATACTGTATTTTGTCCACCTATAGGTCACGTACAAAAAGATGGTGATTACAGATACAGTTGGCAACCTCAGGATATGTCTGATGCTGCTCTTAGATCTGCACAAGAAATGGCTAAAATTATTACTGATGATTTAGGAGGTGCTGGACTTTTTGGTGTAGAATTTTTTATAAAAAATGACGAAGTTATTTTTAGTGAACTTAGTCCACGTCCGCATGATACTGGTATGGTAACTTTGTTTACACAAAATTTATCTGAATTTAATTTACATGCTAGGGCACTACTTGGGTATCCAATCCCTCCTGTTGAATTAAAACATTATGGAGTCAGTCATGTAATCCTTGCTGATAATGAAAGTAATACTTTTGATATACTAGGAATAGAAAAAGCAATGGCAACTGCGGCTGATGTAAGGATCTTTGGAAAACCTACCACAAAGAAAAATAGGCGTATGGGTGTGGTGTTTGATAAAAACCTAGGAACTGCCGCATATGCAGCTTCACAAATAAATTTTAAATATAATACTTGACATATAGTTAAATCTTGCTATACTTGAATAATAACACTTAGAGGAGCACGTATGGAACTGTCACTACGCAAAGCAAATGCACTACAAGAAGCAATCAATGAGCTGGTTGATAATGGGTTCGATGGCATTGATGAGAGTGTAGACGCTATGCTGGTTAACGACTGGCAACAGACTACTGCTGCTTTGCGATCTGAGCATCGAGGACAACTAGATGATAAGCTGAGCCTTGTTAATACACGTTACATGATTCGCAGTTTGATCGGTAAGGCTAATGCCCTTAATGAAATTTCTACGATTCTAGGGCATATAGCTAATAATGATGCACAGATCAATTTACTTAACAGGCAGTTACGTAATCTAGATATACAAAAAGACATTGCTATCTACGATCGTAAGATCGAGCTTAAAAAACAAGAACTTGTAAAATCAGAAAGATCCTCATTCTCACGTGATAGTGTCACAATACCTGTATACACTAGAGAATACAAGAAAGATATTGAGAAGCAAGTCCGTGTGCTTGAAAAAATGAATGTACGATTGAAGGATAGACTGTTAGAAAAGAATATTACTACAAAAGTGATGCTACCTCATTCGGTGATCGACTTGCTAGCCAAGTACGACTTGCTGGACGAGTAGTGTCTAGGGATGGATGATAAGCAAAATTCTGTATTGGAAGTTTCGACTTTCTATTATAGAAACCCAACTACTCCGGCATGAATAGCCACCTGACACTTATGCACCCTGAAAGCTAGTTCAATTGTTTATTGTTAGGTTACTAGCACCTATTGCTACAGGGAAACTCCTATTGCAAGTTGCAGATTGTTTATTGTAGTTTGTCTAGCTTTGAACCATCCCACTCCGCCGGATTAGCTGAGTTGGTTTAGCAGCTGATTTGTAATCAGCAGACGGGGGTTCGAATCCCTCATCCGGCTCCAAAAAATTCTGCGTATAGTTCAGTTTGGTAGAACGCTCCGTTTGGGACGGAGAGGCCGGTGGTTCGAGTCCATCTACGCAGACCATCCAAACTATTCTTCCATAGAGTTTCTTTAGCTATTACACTAAAATTTATTAGCGTAATTGCATTTAGCTCTATATATTACTAAAAGGAAAATATGAATAAATTTTGTTTGTTACTTGTGTCATTTATTGCATATGCATTTGTAAACTTAGGTTATGCAGATACTCCAAGAGTAGCTTTTGTATATGTAGGACCAGTAGGGGACGGTGGTTGGACTTATGCGCACGATCTAGGTCGAAAAGAGTTGGAGAGCATGGGTGTAGAAACTACATATGTTGAGAGTGTGCCAGAAACTGATGCAGCTCGAGTGATTCGTAATTTAGCAAGACGCGACTATGATATTATCTTTACCACAAGTTTTGGATATATGGAAGATACTTTGAAAATTGCAAAGCAGTTTCCAGACACTGTTTTTATGCACTGCAGTGGTTTTAAATTGTCAGATAACATGGGTAATTATTTTGCAAGGATGTATCAAGCAAGATATCTCGTTGGAATGGTTGCAGGGTTGACAACCAAGACAGATAGAATTGGTGTTATTGGTAGTTTTCCAATTCCTGAAATTATTAGGCATATCAACGCTTTCACACTTGGTGCTAGGAGTGTGAATAAAAATGCTGAAGTGCAAGTATTGTGGGTGAATTCATGGTTTGATCCCAGTAAGGAAGGCGCTGCTGCAAATACATTATTTGACAACGGCGCAGATGTAGTAACAATTACAACCGATAGTGCGGCTGCTACCCAAACGGCAGCTAAGAGGGGTCTCTATGCAATTGGCAACGACAGTGATATGAGTTTGTATGGACCTGATGCTCATTTGACTGCAAATGTTTACAATTGGGGAACATATTACAAGCATGTTTGGACACAAGTGAGAGAAGGTAAATGGACATCAAGCAGCGACTGGTGGCATATGAATACTGGCATTGTGGATATTAGTCCATTTGGTGACATGGTCCCACAGTCTACTCAAGATGTTGTTAACAGTGTAAAAGCTGATATTAACAGAGGTCGTTTTAATGTTTTTGCAGGACCAATTTACAATCGAGATGGAACTCTTGCAGTTAAAGTCGGGCAAGCGCCTACAGACCAAGAATTGCTGAGTATGGATTATTTTGTTGAAGGTGTTTTGGGGGATCTACCTAAATAATGTTTTTATAGAGAGATATTATCTCTCTCTATAAGTTTAATCTAAATTAAGTAAATATCTATGAAAATGCTTACAACCTTATTAACAGCATTTTTAATATCATCTGTAACATATGCCGATAACAAGACTGATAATCTTAGTGTTACCTTTGAGACTGAAGAAGAATTTTTTGAACATCTGATACATAGGAGCATAGATTTATACGTTCCTAAGACAAAAGTGAATGTTGGTTTACAGGATTTATTTTATCAAGAACAGTTATCTATCACAGTGAATTTGAAAGACGCACAGATTAAATTTTATGCTCCGTTTGGCGTTTTACAAGAAGAATTTAACGGATCATTTTTTGCATTTGAGTTTAAATTTTAAAGGAGAGACTAATGGATGCAACATTACTCTATACAATTGTTGGATTTACGCTTGCAAGTTACTCGGTTATCGCTAACGATTCCGTTCAGACATTGGGTACTTGGATAGCTTCAAATTCTAACAAATTTAAATGGTATTACATGTGGATGGCAGCAAGTTTAGTGCTGTTATTTACACTATGGTATGGTTGGTTTGTTAATAACGGTGACATATCATACGGCAGACTAACAAAAATTCCTTACCAAACAGTAGAATGGTATCATGCGGTAGCACCTATGATACTTGTAGCACTAACTAGATTTGGTGTTCCTGTATCAACTACATTTTTAGTGCTATCTGCTTTTGCAAGTACAGTTGTTTTGGAAAAAGTGCTGTTGAAATCAGCCATGGGATATATGGTTGCTGCAGCGGCCGCATATTTGATCTGGTTAGCAGTATCTAAATTTTGGGAAACTAAAAAAGAAATACCCGAGTCACATGAAAAATGGTGGAGGGTTGCACAGTGGTGTACAACAGGTTGGTTGTGGTTTACATGGTTAAGTCATGATATGGCAAACATTGCTGTCTTTTTACCGAGACAGATATCTGTTGAAATTATGTTGCTAATTAGTGGAGTATTCGTAATAGGATTAGCATATATGTTTCATGAAAAGGGTGGTAAGATACAGGAAATTGTGCTTAGTAAAACAAATGTAAGTTATGTACGGTCTGCTACTTTGGTAGATTTAATTTACTCAATAATATTATGGTATTTTAAAGGATATAATAACATTCCTATGTCAACAACTTGGGTTTTTGTGGGGTTACTAGCAGGGAGGGAACTTGCATTTGCGACAATAAATGGAAAATACAAGTTTAAGACTGTTTTTCCTTTAGTAGGCCGTGACTTTTTTAAAATGATGATAGGATTGGCTCTGTCAGTTGCAATTGTTCTTGCTATCCATGGATTTGCATTTGACGGATTTGCTAACTACTAAATTTCAAGTTGGTTGGGAGTTCTAACTCCCCTTATGGTATATATTTTTGCAAATTTTATAAATACATCACTACACTTATTTTAACAAGTTTAGTTACAATTATCACTTTTTAATGGGAAAAAATGAAATATTTAGTTGTGTTTCTTTTGCTGATTGCCGTAGGTTTTATAACAGTAAGAGAAAAAATAAAGCCACGGAAAATTAGCAATAATGATTGAAATTTTATTCTTACTTGCCTTCAATATACTGCTGGGTATAAGTGCTCTAGCAGCTTACATATTAGTATTTGACGAAATCAACAATTAATCCATAAAGGTTATGTGTTTAACATAGTGTTTGGTGGTTTATTATTTTTAGTAGTAGGTTTAGGTATTTGTCTTGTACTTACTTTTTTTGTGTTATGGCCTATGAGACAAAAACATTTACATGACTATTGGTGCCATCGCAGCAACATTCCGATTGGGGAGGATCATGGCAATCAAGAACCGCATGTATAATTTTGTTGATTCATGTATGCATAGATTGCCATGCACGATCTATGTCAAACCAATCATAAGGAAAGTCCTAGTGATTTTATTTTTCTGGGGTGCTCTTTTGAATGCTGTAGTGTTCATGCTGTTATACATAACACTTTATTATGGATATGATATTTTTGGGCTTAAAGAATTTATAAAACATACATGATTTTCCAAGGTAAATATGTTTGATAATCCCGAAATGATGCTTGGTTTTGGATGGGCCTTAGGTATAGTTGCTGGTATCAACATTGCTCGATTTTGTTGGCCAGACGAAGGCACTTGGTTAGGCGAATTAAGGCAGAAAGAAAAAGATCTTTGGATGAGAATCCGAGAATTAGAACAGAGAGAACACACACTTACACATGGAAAAAAAGAAAGAAAATCATAACAGACTGTTTATCCGCACTATCACATATCAAATATGTGTGATGACCACTTTAGGAATAACAGGCGTTATAGTGAATGTATCTAAAGAACAGATATTACTAATGATTTTATCTGGTTTGATAGTTGGTTGGCTTATGTATTTTGTACATGAAGGCATATGGAATCAGATAAATTGGCAGAGAGGCAAAGACAAAGATTCTAAAATTAGATCAATTACTAAAATTTTCACTTGGAGAATTATTACTATAGGTACAGTTTTTGTAAGTGCAATTTTATTTAATATGACAACATCAGAGAGCACTAGCTATACCGTGTTATTTAACATAACAATTATTTTAGTACAATATGTACATGAAAGAGTTTGGAATAATTTTACCTGGGGTAAAATCAAGATAAATATCGAAAAGGAGAACATATGACGATTATGCAACGTCCGGACAAAATACCTGCAGGTCCGACCGAAGGCAGATTTTTTGCTTTATTTGCGATAGGTGGATTTGACGTACAATCATATCCTAACTACCAGCACTTCGTAGTAAGATTTTTCCTAGTCAAATACAATAAATGGTATGGTTCATTGTTTGAATTACATTGCACAAAAAAAGACAATGCTGTCAAATGCAACTACTTTGATTTTTTGTTTTTAAATTATTATTACAAGAAGATACATAACGATTCTGCACTTAGTGCTATGGTTATGAAATTATTTATTCCATGGACACTTTTAGATAAAGCCTGTGCAAATTTTACATCTAGTAGTTTTTGGAAAAAACTTGATACTATCTTCCCTTCTGCATATAAACGTAAAAAACATAATACAGGTAAAAAAAGTATATAATGGACAATCTTCAAAAAACACTATACGAAGTAAAAGAATTATTAAATAGCATAAATTATCCAAAAAAGGAATATGAAAAATCTAGTTCTATTGTTGGTTATAGCAATAAGTCTTACCATGTGCAACACTCCCAGCCCTGCACAACACATGTGGCCCCCATACGAAAAACAAAATTTTAAAGAACAGTGTTTGAATGGGTTGAAAGATGATGTATCTTTGCGATCAGCATTTACTTATAATATGTTACGTGAGATCTGTAATTGTGCTGCTGATCAATGGGAATCAAAATACGACTGGGAATCATTTGCTCAAATTTCAACACCGCCCTTGAGTAAAGAAGCAGAAGAACACTTCTTCAACACGTCATATGCCTGTGCTTTACAGACTTTACATAAATTCAAAGTATAAGTTTATTGACATTTAAAAAAATATCTGTTATAGTATATTATCACCCAAGCCCTAATGGTATATATGAAGAAATTTATCTGTAGTCTTGCAGCAAGTGTGATTGCGTTTACCACATACGCTGCCTGGAGTCCTATTGAAAGGAATACATACTTTGAAGACATGTTCCATGTAACAATTGAGTATGATACTTACGGAACCTTTCTAGATACTATAGGGACTATCGACGCAATTAATTGCATTGGGGATTATTATGAAACAAATTATACTTTTGAGGAATGGCATTTTATTTTTAATACAGGCACTGATAATACCCTAGAAGAGTATTATACTGCTGAGAATATTTGTTTATTAAAAGCTTTAGATTTACAGGATGTTCGACGAAATAAATTAAAGGAAAATATATGATCACAGAGGGAAAAACAAAAACACTTACAAAATTAACAACTGAACAGGCCGGCGCTATTTGGCAAGCAAAAGAACCGCCTTATCCCTATCTAATTAACATAGAAACCAAAAACAGATTAACAGCAAATGATGCAGCTATAGATACCACAGCAGATGTTGCACACTACAAAACAAATCAAACTTGTGATATTTTTAGGTTATTAGAGCAAAAAGACATAAAAACTGCTTTTATCTCACAGAAAAATGATAACAACTTTATCGCAAGAGAATGTGAGATGCTACCTTATGAATGTGTAACAAGACGCATTGCTTTTGGCAGTTTTTTGAAGAGGAACCCAAATATACAGTCTGGTTTTAGATTTGATGACCTATACAGTGAATTTTTTTATAAACTTGCTGTAGTTCCAACAAGTGACAAACCAGAAATTATAGATGAATCAAAAGCTAGAGAATTGTATCTACGTGATGGACAATGGACACAGCCTGTGTATACTGATCCTTACATTGAGTTTGAAAGCACAGTGACAAATCCTAGTGGATATAATCTATTGTTGCATGATGCAAAAAGTGTACCAGACGAATCAAAAATTTTAGCATCTGTGCCTTCTTTGATATCCCCATTTGACAAAGAACACATTTTAAAAACTATGCAGAAAGTATTCACAGTGATAGAAGATGCATGGAAAAATTTTAATGTTGCTCTAGTAGATATGAAAATCGAGTTTGGTAAATGTAAATCAACAGGCAATATATTAGTAGCTGACGTTATTGACAATGACAGTTGGCGTATATGGCCTGAGGGCGATCCTAACAAACAACTAGACAAACAAAGTTTTAGAGATGGTGAAAATCTGGATACAGTAACTGCAAAATATTATACGGTTTCAGAATACACTAAGCAATTTGCTCAATGACTTATTACATAGCGGCGCCTTTTGGTAATTATTTAAAAACAAAAAAAACCAGAAGTGTTGTAGGCAGTTTTACTTTAGAACGGCGAACAGGTTTACTAAAGCAAATTGCAAGCACACTAAGATATAGAAATGGTATCTGGTATAATGCTTTAGGATTAAGAAATCCTGGTATAGAGTTTGGGTTGAAGTATTATTACAGAAGTAAGAACGATGTATTGTCATTGGCTGCTGTAGAACCTAAAGACTGGATAGAACTAAGTAAAATTGTGCCTCCAGATATTGATTTAGAAATTAATATCAGCTGTCCTAATATTGAGCACTTTGATGATTACACACAAGGTGTTGAAAATTTTATAAATGGTAAAAGAAAAGTAATTGCTAAACTTGCTCCTGGTACAGAAATTGCCACCGTAGGAGCTTTAATAGATCTTGGATTTACTAGTTTTCATTGTTGCAATACTTTGCCGACAGAACATGGAGGCATGAGCGGTAGGAAACTTCGTCCGTATGTTGTAAATTTATGCACCGTGATAAAATCTCTAGCACCAGATGCAGAAATTATTGCAGGAGGAGGTATCTATGATACACATGACGTTATCCATTATAAAAACTTCGGTGCAACCAGTTACAGTTTAGGCACAGTATGTTTCCATCCTATAAAATTCTATAAATTAATAAAGGATATACGTGAATTATAAAACAGCAGGCGTAAATATAGACTTAGCAGATAGTTTAATTAATAAAATTAGTTCAAAATCAGATCAGATAGGAAAATTTGCTGCTAATTTTACCTTGGACAAAAAATTAAACAGAGAGTTAGTTGCAAGTTGTGACGGCGTCGGCACAAAGATCTTACTGGCTTTAGAAGCTAAAAGGAAGTACAATCGTAGTTTGAAAAGCATAGGTCAAGATTGTGTTGCAATGGTAATAAATGACATACTTTGTGAAAATGCTGAACCATTATTTTTTATGGATTATCTAAGCACTAGCAAATTAAATGAATCTGATTATTTGGATATCATACAAGGTATCCAGGATGCCTGTGAATATGTAGATATTCCACTAATAGGTGGCGAAACGGCTGAACTTCCGGGCATGTTTACCGAAGGTAGTGTTGATGTTTGTGGTTTTGCAGTAGGCACCAAACATTTCCTTGATTTTTCTAAAGTTGAATTAGGTGACATAGTAATAGGCATTCACAGCACCGGTGTGCACAGTAATGGCTTTAGTTTGGTGAGAAAGTTGCTTCAAGAATATCCAGTCTGTGATGAACACATGGAACAACTTCTAGAGCCTACACAATTATATCATAATCATATTAAGATGTTACGGTCAAATTTTGTTGATATAAAAGCTATTGCACATATCACTGGCGGTGGGTTTAGTAATATCAATAGAGTATTGTCCAAGTTAGTCACAGTTCAATATACAAATACTGATCCATTTTACGAGCATGAAGAGATATTCAAATGGATCCAAAATAAAAGTCAATTATCTAACATTGAAATGCAAAATACTTTTAATTGTGGGATAGGCATGATGGTTGTAATACCTGCAACTAGACTTAAAGATATACCATTTTCAGATTATTCTGTACTTGGCAAAATAATACCTTGTTCATAGGAGACCTTAATGCGTATTGAAGAAGATAGAAAATTAGATTTCCAGGATGTTTTACTTAAACCAAAACGCTCAAAATTAACTTCAAGGAAAGATGTAGATCTTACCCGTGAATTTAAATTTGCTAGTAATGCTAAATGGTCTGGTGTACCCGTAATTGCAAGCAACATGGACGGAGTTGGTACGTTTAGCATGGCTAAAATACTGCAACAGTTCAAAATGCTTACAGTGCTACGAAAGCATTACACAATTGATGATTGGACTAATGCTATGGAAAACGGCGTACAGAGTGAGTATGTGAGTGTTTGTGTCGGCACTGGCCGTATATGGGACAAAGATGCTGACGATTGGAAAACACTGCAAGCAGTATTGGCGAAATACCCGACCATTCCGTTTATCTGTGTTGATGTAGCAAATGGCTATCATGAAAATTATTCGCAGTTTGTAAGTCGTCTAAGAGACAAATATCCTAGCAAAATAATCATTGCTGGTAACGTAATTACTAGCGAGATGACAGAAGAATTAATTATACGTGGAGCAGATATAGTTAAGTGCGGAATTGGTCCCGGAAGTGTTTGCACAACTAGAATTATGACAGGAGTAGGTGTACCGCAACTGTCTGGCATTATAGAATGTGCTGATGCTGCAAATGGAGTCGGCGGACATATTATTGCAGACGGAGGCTGTATATATCCAGGTGATGTAGCAAAGGCATTTGCTGCTGGTGCACATTTTGTGATGCTTGGCGGTATGCTAGCAGGACATGATGAATCTGAAATTGAAACAAAAGAAAACAAGATTCAATTCTATGGTATGAGTTCGGACACTGCAATGGAAAGATATGGATCTCGAAAAGATGGCTATAGGGGAGCGGAAGGGAAAATAGTTACACTTCCTTATAGAGGTCCAGTCGCAAGGACTGTTGAAGAAATATTAGGTGGTGTACGGAGTGCTGCTACTTATATCGGTGCGCAACGAATTAAAGATATGCCTAAATGTGCTACCTTTGTAAAAGTTCATAATGTAGTGAATCGCGTGTTTGATAATTTTGAAAACAATGTATAGTATATTAGAATTTAACAGCAATGAAAAAATCATCGGTTGTGTAAATTTTGATAAACTTAACGCTGATTCTGCATTAGAAATGTATTGGAATTATAAACTTCCTGATAATATAAATAAGTTTAATATAGATTATATATCAACAAAAAAAATTTATTACAATTTATCAAATAAGTTCCCTGCAAGAACATTTGAAATAAAACCATTATTGCCAAGGTAGTGCTATGAAAAATAGACAAGTAAGTAAAATAATTTATTTGCAAGCTAAAAATCTTAAAGGAATACCAAAAGATCATATAGTTTACATACATTGGAAAGACAATTATCCACTAGTCTTACCAAAGAAAGAATCTGGTTTTGAATGGATAAACTCAGTAAAATTGTCCTCAATTTTAGAAAAAAGATATATATTAGCTGCATAATTAGATAAACATGGAAGAAACAATTTCAGATTGCATTTTAATCAAACTCCAATCAGCCCGGAAGAGATATGACTGGACGGCATATTATCAGTATCTCCATGACTACTGTGTCTTTCAAATAAACCAAAGAAAAAAAATTATTGACAATAAGATCAATTGATGTTATACTAGTTGTACAATCATATACATAGGTGCTCATGCGACGAAAATTGCGACTCAAAGAATCAAAACAACAAAAGCTCATGAATGAACACAAGAAATATAATTTAGAAATGCGTCAGATCGGCTGTCATAAACAACAAAAGACCTTTGACCAATATGTGGCATGGAAGTATGGTTATTACAAACCCAGAGAACAAAAGATTACAATAAAAGAAGAATCTATTTATCGTAGAGCAGAATTTACTGCACCCAGTTTAAACAGTGGCATCCTTAATCAATGTGTAAAGGCTAAAGAGCGAGTCTACACAGGTACATTGGTTACCGGTGTTGCTACTATGCACAAAAGTAATGCTGTGCCTATTATCAATAAAGATCAGGCATCGGATTTAGCAACAATGCGGAGATAAAGAGATGATTTTGTATGTTGATGTTGATGGAACTATATGTAATGAAGTGGTTGATACAGCTATCGGTACTTCTGCAGAAAATATTGAAGTAAAGAAAAATTATATGGCTGCTACACCTTATTTAGATCGAATTGCGTATATTAACAAGTTGTATGACCAAGGTAATAGTATATACTATTGGACTGCTAGAGGTGCACGATCAAAAATCAATTGGTTCCTAAAGACACAAGAACAACTAGATTCTTGGGGGTGCAAATATCACGGGTTGAGCGTTGGAACCAAACCACATTTTGACGCATACATATGCGATAAAAGTTTCAACGCCGATAGTTGGTTTTTACACCAGACAATCCATAAAGATTTGATGATCTAAAAAATCCTCTTGACTTTTTAGTATTAGATGCTATAATATATTTAATTGTTCATAACACTAACAGGAGATTACTATGGCTATTGCAAAGAAGAGAAGAAACACACGACAAGGCAATGCAGGCATTGCGGCCAAGTCAATTGTCCGTAACAAAAATATTGAACCAGTTTGGACCGGTTGGGAGAGTATGACAGGTGAACAATTTTATAATCATAAAAAAGTAAGCATCCGATATTATTACACAACTTTTAAACTACCTGAACTTGTTACCAATGTATTTGAGTGGATGAAAGTCAATGATTACTCTAAAGATGACATTAAGTATGCTCGTGCTGCAGGACCTGGAATTATTACAGCGGTAGCAGCAATACATGCACGTATGCTAGCCAACGGTATGCCAGATTTCAATCAGAAAGAACAAAATTATTATGAAACTATGCCAGGGTTAGGTGATACAGTAACTCCTGTTTCAGATTACATCCGTGCCAAGGTCAAACTTGCTATATCAAATGGAAAAATTATATTAGCAATGAAAAAAGAATTAGAGCCAGTAGAACAGTATCCAAAACCTTATGTGCCAACAATCCAAGAACGAATTTCTGAACAAGCGGGTACAATGTCTGAGGATATAGATGAGTGGTTAGAAGGATTTTTATCAGACAAAAAAAGTTTTGATCCTAAAGGATTTAATTTTAAAAAGCACTTTGCAGCAAAAGGAGTGACACAAGCTCACGCACGTAAATTAAAGAAATTTTACGACGAACAATTGATGGATTTTATTGAGCTAGAGCAAATGCCTAGTGCAGGACAATTGAAAAAATTATCTGAATTCGATGCAGATCAATGGCTACAATTAAAAGAAGGATACAATCATTTAACAAAAAATGACATAAAAAAATATAGAAGTGCTATTGAGGGTGTGATTGAAGCTTTAAATTTTGTAATAGAAGCAAGTAAAGCACAACGGAAGCCTCGTAAGGCAAAGCCGAAGAGTGCAACAAAACTAGTCGAAAAGTTAAAATTTTGCGTTAAGGATGATCGATTCCAATTAGCTAGTATTGCAGCAGAGAACATTGTTGGAGCTAATGAACTTTGGGTTTTTAATGTAAAATATCGTAAACTGGGTAAGTATATTGCTAAAAACATTGATACTACAGGACAAGGAAGAGAAGGGTCGGGCTTATCGGTTAAAGGTGCAAGTATTATAGATTTTGATCCACAATTAAGTGTACAAAAAACACTTAGGAAGCCATTGGATCAATTGAAAGAATTTAAAGCAGCAGGCAAAGTTAAATTACGCAAATTTTTAGATGAAGTCCCAACTACAGATACATTACTTAACGGTCGTTGTAATAACGATACAATTCTTTTAAAAGTGCAATAATGGCAAAATTTATTTCAACAAAAACATACGGGAACGATCAAGGATTAAGTTGTTGCTTTCGACAATGGGCAGCCGGCCATTCTCATTGCTCCTTGTTACATGGATACAGCATAGGAGTAAAGTTGACATTCGAATGTGATCACCTAGATGATCGCAACTGGGTGCAAGATTTTGGCGGACTTAAAAAATTCAAAGAATGGTTGAAATATATGTTTGACCATACATTGTTAGTGGCAGAGGATGATCCTCTGTTAGATAAATTCATTGAATTAGACAAAGTCCAAGGTGGTTGGCAAGACAAAGGTATAATGGATCTTCGGATAGTTCCAGGAGTAGGCTGTGAAAAGTTTGCAGAATTAATACATAACACTTTGTCTGAAATGTTGCATGCAAATAGAAACACTTCATTGAACAAAAGTGTTAACCTAAAATCTGTAGAAGTATTTGAACATAGTGCAAACAGTGCTATATATGAGGTATAGTATAAGTGAAATTAGACAAGACACACTATAGCAAAGAAGAATTTCAAAATATACTGGCAGAACGACGCCTAGATAAAAGAAATAAAAAATTGCATGACTCAATCGAAGATAGTGTGCCTACAGAACGTAACTACTTGTGTTTAAAACATGGAAATAAATATTCAGCTGATTATGTAAATATCCTATTCAGCATGTGTAAAAGACACAGTAAATTTGATTTTAATTTTTATTGCTTAACTGAAAATAGTAAAGGAATCGACCCCAATATAAAAATTTTACCTTTACCTATTTCTAATCTTACCGGTTGGTGGTACAAACCTTATATTTTTTCCGCAGAAATACCTATCAAAGGCACTATTCTATACCTTGATTTAGACGTAGTAATTTCAAATGATGTGGAAAAAATTTGGAATTTCCATCCGGTTAAACTATGTGTATTACGAGACTTTATAAGAACAGTAAGACCTAGTTGGAACAGGATAAACTCTAGTGTGATAAAGTTCCAATGCGGCAAATATGACTTCATCTGGAATCAATTTATTAACAATAGTGCTGATTACATGCGTAAATATCATGGGGATCAGGATTATTTATACGAAACAGCAAGGAACATAGCACATTTCTTTCCTGATGATTGGATAAGAAGTTGGAAATGGGAGATTAGGAAAAGCAAACATGTAAACATTACTGCTCCTAAAGGTACAAGAAAATTTTTACACACAGAAACTGTAGAACCAGATCCTGGATGCTGTATACAAGTATTTCATGGAGATCCTAATCCTCATATATGTGAGGATCCTTTTATAATAAGACACTGGAAATGAAAAAACGAATTGGTTTTGCATGTAAATATATGCACTATAACCAAAATCAAAAGAAAAAACTTTTAGAAGAAATACAAAGACCTTTCAATACAAAATGTACTACAGTTGCATGGTTGAATAGGCAAAATAAAGAGACTGCAGAAAACAGACTGTGGGATATAATGGTTCATAACATACAAAGTTATGTACAACTGATTAAATATGTTTCAACATTACCAGAAACTCTACATATGGTTAGATTAGGTAGTGATGTACTGCCTGTATATACAGAATCAACTTGGAGTTATTACTGGCAAAAAGCAGAAGTTAGAGCATATTGTGAAAGAGAGCTAGGCATTGCCGGTGCTATTGCTAGAGACAAAGATATAAAATTATCTATGCATCCTGGACAATTTACTGTGCTTGCAAGTGATAATGATGAAATTGTACAACGCTCTATAGAGGAGTTCGAATACCATGTGGATATCGCACGTTGGATGGGCTACGGCAAACAGTTCCAAGATTTCAAGATCAACGTACACATCGCGGGTCGAAAAGGTCCAGAAGGCATCAAAGCAGTATTGCCAAAACTTACCCCAGAGGCACGTAACACAATCACGATCGAGAATGATGAAACAAAATGGGGACTTGACGCAAGCCTCCAACTTGAAAATGACCTCGCATTGGTACTTGACATACACCATCACTGGGTTAACAGTGGAGAATACATTCAACCCACCGATGATAGATATCAGCGTGTAGTAGATAGCTGGCGAGGTGTACGTCCTACTATCCATTATTCATACAGTAGGAACGAACACTTACCACCAGACTTCCAACATAATTGTTTTCCCAATATGCAAATGCTTTTGGAAAATGGATACAAAAAACAAAAACTTAGAGCACATAGTGATTTTTATCCAAATTCAAGCGTCAACAATTGGGCACTTTCATTCTTGGATTCTACAGATATTATGTGTGAATCTAAGTGCAAGAATCTAGCCAGTATTGAATTGTATGAATATTATCTTAAAAATAAAAAATTTCTTTGTCCTGAGCTATCAAACCAGCAAAACAGCTTTTTGGCTAGAGTTGCTTGAGGCTGTTTTCCTTATCGCAGCAAGCGCAATTTTAAGTTTTACTATTTTAGATCCCGCCACAAAAATCTTCATTCCGTTATATTTAATTGGCAGCATTGCTAGTGTAATAAGCACATACCTTAGAAGCAGCACCGCAATCGTGCTGTGCCTATGGTTCACTGCAATGAATTCCTGGGCCTTCGTACAGCTTTTCTTTTTAGAATAAATACACGATAGCCGGAGCGTAGTCCATGCTGTTGAGACAAATTTATGAACAAAAATTAATAGAAGCACAATTAAGTGATATTACTATTGGCTTCGAAATAGAATGTATTATTGATGGGAATAAAAAACCTACCTTCATAGAACTTGCTAAAAAATACAATGCTGTGGGAGTAGACGACACTAGCATTACACCTACTCGTGTATTTGGAAACGAGATAGGAATTGAGTATCGTCTTGGAGCTCTTGCACAAGGCGGTCAAATGGTTGCAAGTCCTGCAAATATTGTTACTTGTGCTAATTTTGTCCACGATTTGTTTCAACAAGGTGCTTATACCAACAAATCATGTGGTATGCATGCACATTTTGGTTTGGGAGCTATAACTAGATTAAGTAATCTAGAAACAGGATGGATTACCATAATGATGCTGCAATCAAAATTGTTTGAAACGTATGCAACATATAAAGGTCAAATGTTGTTTGATAACGATTACGCAAGTATACATGCAGTAAAGGAAAGTGTACAAGAAATAGTTGATTATGCTACTGAGATAGCAGAAGAAGAAGATAAAGATGCGGTCATAAAATACCTGTTTGAAAACTTACTTAGCAAACGTGAATTTACAAAATATTCGGCTCTTTTTCCGCATGGACAAGGCACTCTTGAATGGAGAGGATTAAGAGGAATATTAGATGCGCCTCGGCAAAATATTAATTATCAAACAGTGCTAGGTTTTTTTAAACTTGCACTAAACTTTGCTGTGACTATCCGGCAGTTAATGAATAAATTCCAAAAATTTACAATAGCAGGTGTAGCACTTAAAGATATACAATCCTACGCTGCTAAAGGAGGATATAAAAGTGCAATAGGAGGAAAAGGTAAAATTATGGATCTGATTAAAAAGTCGGATCTTAATAAAGATATGCAAAGGATATTTTCTCGTGCGCTTGGCCCAAGGATGAGTAGTAAAGATTTAAAATTACAATATTGGGACAGGATCAGTAATATAGTTGAAGATAGATTGCCAGCAGCTACAAAACCACTTAATCACATTTATGATATGTTTGGACAGTATGATCTATCATTACATGAAAAAATGATATCAGAATATTTTGAAATTCAAGCAAAAACACCAATTAATAACATAGACATCATCATTGATGAAAATTTTACTACTGCAATAGACAAACGAATAGTTTTACAAATGTTTTTTAAACGCTGTAATTTAATTGCCAAAGATATAAAATTCTTTGAAAACCATGGTTATCTTTTGAGAAAAAGCCCTCAATTCCACCGTAGTAATAAAATAGTAGTAAAAGACGAAAAAGATAAGAAAAAAATTCAAGTATATCTAGAAGTAGTAAATAGATTTAATTTAAAATTTCACCTTATAAAAGACAATATAGAAATTGATCCTAGTAAATTTTAAAACTATACTAATAAAATAATATCATAAATACACTAAAGAGAGAAAACATGTCATTTGTTGTAGTCACGGATCGCGCCAAGAATAAAATTAATGAATTATGTAAAGAGAACGAAGTTTTTGCCGTTACACTTAGTTTAAAAGGTGGCGGATGCGCAGGATATCAATATGATTGGGGAGTGACTGATAAACCAGAAAAAAGGGATGAAATTATAGCAGCAGGTGAAGGACATTTAGCAATTGATAGGAAAAGCATGCTATTTTTAATGGGAACAGAAATTGATTACGTAAGTACAATTGTTGGATCTAATTTTGAAATTAAGAATCCTAATGCAAAAAGCAGTTGCGGTTGCGGAACAAGTGTTAGTTTTGATGTAAGCACAATGCCTAGCCAAGAGAAGCCAGTGTTTACTCCAACATGGTAAGAAATATCGGAGTTATAAAAAATGCCAAGACAAGAAGTTAATATAGGTGTTGAAGGAAATGACGGTACTGGTGATAGTATTAGGGCATCGTTCAATAAAGTAAACGAAAATTTTATAGAATTGTACGCAGTTTTTGGAATTGGTGGTCAAATTAAATTCACAAGTTTAAGTGACACTCCTGACACACTCACAGCAAACACAATACCTTTAGTAAACAGTGCTGGCACAGCAGTAAATTTAGTGCAATTAGCTAGCAATAGTGCTGTTGATGCAAATGCACAAGATAGTGTAAATTTCAGTTTTGATACTGCAGGAAAATTAGTTATTACTAGTGGGTTTGGTCAAGTAGCAGATGACTTATCCCCAACATTAGGAGGCCCGTTAGATGCAGGTAATAGAGGAATTGCTAATGTAGCAATAAGTGATGCTGCTGCAAGCAACATGAACGCACAACATAGTGCGCTGTCAAATATTACTATTGATGATTTAGTAATTACAAAAGGCTATGCAGATCAAAGATATGTAACTTCTGCTGTACCTGTCAGGGTAGATGACCAAGCCACTGGGACCGGTCATTACACATGGAATATTGAAACCTATGTTAGCAATCAAATTAATATTATAAAACATACAACTGCAGCACAAGTTGACGTAGCTACAGGACATGGATTAAATGCTGCCTATAACGGTACATTAATGGTGTTTAATGCTGCGATAAGTGATTCTGGTGTCACAGGGTTAACATCTGGAGAAAAATATTATATTCGTATCTTTACAAACACGAATTTAAAATTATTCAAATATGATTCTACCAAGGCAAAGACTGAGGATCCAGGGTACATTGCTGCCACACAAGTTTCTGATACTGCCGCTTTAGCATATACAGATAGTAACGGAAATCCTGTGGCTATAGATGTAGTAGGATCAAAACCTTCAGACAGTGGCGATGTACACACACTGACATTAGCAAGTTTTGATAGCACATTAAGTGGGACATACTTGGCAGATCAAGCACTTCCAAGAAAAGAAGTAGTCATGCGTAGTGGAGACACTATGACTGGCTCACTTTTCCTGGATGATCATCCAGGAGATTTTGCAGGTATAACACGATCCCCTAATACAGAAGATTACAGAGCTGCTACAAAATTTTATGTTGATAATTCAGGATACAGTAGTCCCGAAGTACTATATGTCAGCACAAAAGGTGACGACTTGATGCGCAATGCTCCAAGCGGTAAAGAAGGTACATCTAAGAGCTATGCATTTAAAACTATTAATGCAGCCGCACAACGGGCTGAAGACCTAATTAGGACAGCTCCTATAAGGCCAGGACCTTATACGCAAACGTTAACGCACACTGCTGGAGGCACAACTTCTGCAGCACAGATAATGCGTGGAGCATTTAAAGATGGTGTGTTTTTTAATGCAAGACGTTTGCTAGAGCGTAATAAAGAATATATACAAAAAGAAACCACAGCATACATCAATAAGACATATCCTAATTACACTTATGACGAAGCAAGATGTCAGAAAGATCTAGGATTAATTATTGATTCTATAGCATTTGATCTTAATAAAGGTGTTAGTTCTAATAGTTTAACTAGGATAGCAGGCGAAAGATATTACAGCTCTGTAAGTGGCAGGCGTGCAATTACAGCGCAAATAACATATACAGAAGCTGCTTTTAATTTTGCAAAGACACTATCAACTGATATTTTACGAAATCAATTAAATGACGAAATCACAATTACAGGTATATCAACGGCAGCGATAGGAGTTGTTACTACGCAAGCTAACTCTCATCCATATTCAGATGGAGATATAATCGTTTTTAAAGATATACCAGGTATGACCCAATTAGAAGGGAAAACTGCGTATATTAAAACATTGTCAGCTACGCCTAACCAATTCCAATTATATCAAAATTCGGCACTAACAGTAGGTTTAAACACAACAAGCTTTACTGCTTTTACAGCATCTAGCACTGGAAAAGTTGGTACCAGATATCAACTTTTTGAATCACAGATATTTGATGTAGCAGAAGTAGTAATTGCTGCTGTTGATACTACAAAAATTCCTGTAGTAATTACCACTGTTGGTAATCACTTCCTAGATGATAACGAAAATATCACAATAGCAGGTTCTACTGGCATTACTGGAATAAATGGCAGCACAAACAGATATGTAAGGCGTCTAAATGACACACAATTTAGATTATACAGCAACACATTTAATGTAAAAAATATAAGCAGTGCTGATACAACAACCGATGTAGTGATAACAAGCTTTGGACATGGCTTGCAAAATAATTCTACAGCGATTGTATTTACTGATGTTACAGCTACTAGTGGAAAAACTACTTTAGAAAATACTCTATATTATGTAGGAGATAGGACAGATGACACTTTTACAGTATACACCGATGCAGCTAGGACACCGTCAACAAAATTAAGTAACTCCGGCATTAGTGGAATTACTGGAGGTACTATTACTTTGAATGCTGTGGCAGCAGATAGCTCTGCAGCATGGACAGGATCTTACACTGCTAACTCCGGTAAAATAACAAAGCCTTCTAGCAGTCCTGACACACAAGTAAATGCAGTGCAATCAAAATGGAATTTGATAGTTGATATAATTAAATTAGGAATAGATAGCGGCAGTGCAGTAAATTTTGGAAAACCCTATCAAATTGTAGTATCAAATGGAAATCAAAATCAAGGAGAAGTTGATCAAACTGATGCTGACAATAAGGATGCACTTGCAGGTAAAGTAATACGAGGCAAAAGATCTAATGCGCTTGGATTAATTACTAAAGTTACAAACAACGTTACTATTGAAGGCACAACTAATTTTGAAAATAATGCAGAAGAAAGACCAACCGTATTCGAAATGAATCTACTAGAAGCTAGAGATTTTGAAGTTGGTGAAGAAATAGAGTTTGGAAACAGAAATGTTAACAAGCAAGTATTAATTGAAGTAGAAGCCGGTGCTTACAAAGAAGATTATCCAATAAGGATTACAAAAAATGTAAGTTTAAAAGGAGACGAATTCCGGAGAGTTGTAATATCACCTGCTACAGAGGCAAATGGAAATGTAGCAAGAGTATCACAAAGCAAATATGCACAAACTTATTTCTACAGAGATTCACAATTTGACGGCATGAATATCATAACAGGCGGAAGTGCTGATTTTTATAATCAAGATCAATATGATAATTCAGGACAGCCAACTGGTACGGCTCAAGGAAAATTTGGTTACCATTACCTCCAAGATCCAGCAAATCCTATTAACATAGACAATGCAGGTGCGATAACTGTGACAAACGCTGGTTTATTCAGTGTTGCAGAAAGTATACTCAAAGCTAACAGAGATTACATTACTGCAGAAATGAATAATTATCTATCAGTGCAAGAAACAGAGACAGGAGCCACATTTATATACTCTGGAAATGATAGACAAGATGATTTGAAATTAATAATTGACGCATTACGTAATGATCTTCTAATAGGTGGTAAAGAAAAAAGCTTGGAAATACAGGGATTTTTAGATGGCAGGAATTTTAACCCAAATACCACTACTGCTGTGACTGCTATGCTAAATTATCTTAGCACACTTGTTGTAGCACTTTTAGGAGCTAACACTCTAACTGCTGCTGTTGCCATAGGCGCTAGCACATACACTCCTGGCACCCAAACCACAGAAACTGTGGTAATATTAAAAAACGCAAATAATATTTCTATAACAGGCGAGACTGGCAGCACCACTGCAGCACAGAATTTATTATCATTAATTACCTTTGGAATTGCCAGTGGTTTCAAACCTCCTAAACGGAATGACCAACTTGATGTGTTCATGCTTGATGATACTACTGTGATTAGGAATGTTAGTTGCAGGGGACATGGCGGATTTATGGGAGTTCTTGACCCGGATGGTCAGATATTAACAAAATCACCATATATACAAAATTCCACTAGTTTTTCAAAAAGTATCAATGCAAAAACTTTCGCAGGAGGTATGTACATTGATGCTTATACTGGTAATTTGCCAGTAAACATTGTAAACGGTGAACCTTCGAGTCAAAAAGTAGTAAATTCTGTTGTTGGGTTTGATCAAATAAGGGTAAACAGTGCTACTGGACAAGGATTATATCGTAGAGCACCTCAGTTACCTTGTCCTTTTTACATAGACGGCATAAGACATACAGTTACAGCAATTACAGAATACGATAAAGGTAACGGAACTGCCTTATTAAGTTTAGATCCAAATACAAACAGTGGAAGGGGATACACACCTTCACAATACACCGACACAACTTCCGGCACCACAGGTAATAGCACTAGAGCAATAGCACTGCAGACTGCTGGTAACAGATCAATGTTGGCAAATGGGTTTACACAGGTAAATGATCTAGGATATGGTACCATAGCTACAAATGGTGGTACATCTGAGCAGGTATCACAATTTTCCTATTATACCCAAGCTGCAATGTATGCAAATAATGGATCAGAAATACGTGCGTTGAATTGCTCTAGTGGTTATGGAAATTTTGGTTTAGTAGCGGAAGGTGCTGATCCTAATGAAATTCCTGATCAAGTTACGTTAAAACATAACATGACCATGCCTATTAGGGCGTACACAAACACCAGTAACACAAGTGCAACCTATACCAATAATTTAAACCAAACAACAGTGGTGGTTTATCAAACCACCAGAGTGCCAGCAGCACAAAGCCAAATAACAATCAATCATACTGTTGCAGGTAGATTAAATTATAAAGTATCAAGTGTACAAAACCTAGCCGATGATGCTACGTCTGGACAAGTTTCAGGTTTTATTGAGTCAGCTCAAGGAAAAAGCCTATACAGATTAACACTTCAGGTTGATAATGTATCTGCTACTGATTATTTTGGCGATCTGCAGGAAGCACTTGCACATGATACTTTGATAGAATATCGAGATGATCAACAATTCATATATGAAAATGTAAGGTCACCCGCTACACTGCAAACTAGACCTAGTACAGCGATAAATTTTGATGAATCAGACGATGTCACTTATAGGACTCTAGATTTTGCAGAAACTGATTCTATAGGCACTGCGTTATCAAACACCCAAGTAAAAACCACACTGGAAGTTGGCTATGACCATATAAGATGTATAAGCACAGATTGGCAAGGTCTTAAAAATCAATCAGGACAGGCATATATTATTGTAAAACCGTTGACTACAAGTGGTAGTTATCCAGAAACTACACGGTTGAATAACATGCTTTTCAGCTGGGCTGGAAGATTACACAAGATAACATCAGTGCGTCCATTGACCACATTAGCAATAGGCAGTTCTGTCAGTGTAAACGATGGTGACACAATTACACAGGTAGTTAACAGCGTGACAGTTACCGGCACGGCTGCATTACAACATTCAGGCTCAATATTGCATGTATATAATGTTACAGGTGGTAGTTTTCAAACTGGTACTACAATTAGTGTAAATGGCAGTAACAGTGGCTCTCCAACCGCAGTATATACTGGCAATAGCAGTGCTGTGTTGCTGAATATAGAAAAACTCAGTGGGTCAACTGATGTTGCTTCTGTAACAGGTTCATCCGGCCTTAGTGAAAATTTACCCAGTATTACGTTAACATTTCCTAATAACTTGCCTACTATTGCAGTGAATACAACACTTACACAAGGCAGTGGCATTACAGCTGACGTAGCACACGCAGTAGTATCAGGTACGACAAAAAAACTGCAACTTTATAATGTGCAAGGTACTTGGACAAACACAGCAAATATAGAGTTTGATACAAATTCAGCTAATGACCAAATACCGGCAACAGTTGATAGCACAGGAACAACATTATTTGCTGGTTTAGCTGCTACAAGCACTGCAGAAATAACTGTAAAGATCAGCATCACCAGGGCAAGTAATCATGACTTTACACAGATAGGTACAGGCAGTTTCAATCAAAGTAACTATCCAAGCAGCATCTTTGGTGATCCAGTAAAGCCAGATCTTGCAGGATTTTACACAGATGCCCCAAGTGCTACAGAAGCACAAGTTTATGAAAAACGCAAAGGGCGTGTATTCTTTGTAAGCACTGATCAATTTGGATTCTTCCGTGTTGGAAAATTCTTTAATGTTGACCAAGGTACTGGAAAAATTACTTTTGCGGGTGATTTAGGGATATCAAACGCAGATGCATTAGGCTTTAAAAAAGGTGTTGTAGTAGAAGAATTTTCACCAGATGATGCAATGACTGATGGTTCTGATAGTGCGGTACCAACAGAAAAAGCTGTAAAATCATACATAAAACGTGTTCTTGGATACGATCCTGGACCTCCGGCACAGACTATTCCAGTAGGATCAAGGATAGGCCCAGGTTTCCTTCCTCTGACTGGTGTAACACCTATGGAAGGTGTGTTAAACATGGGAGGCACTGGTGGCCCATATAAAATAGAAAATCTTGCTGCTCCTACCAGTGCTACAGACGCTGCAAATAAAGCATATGTTGATCAGAACAGTTCTGCTTTTGCTCAAATTGCAACTTCACGTGACTTTGGCCATGCTCAATACACATCAGGTGCCAATGCTGGTGATATAATACCACCTGCTGCAAACGAGCTATTAGTGAGCACTGGCAACAAAATTCTGATTGTTAACAATATCAGTGGGACATTTGCAGATAACGAACAGATCGGTAACAGCTACAGTAGTAGCACGACTGCAGGTGCTAGCAAGCGAGGCACAACAGTACAAACAACCACATACACAGATCAAGTGTTTGGTGGAAGTGTAACTAAGATAATTTACACAGAAGACACTGCATCTTCTCCATTTGTATCAAGTGATAAAGGTACTACCCTGTATGCAGACGGTGGAGCTACTGCTACGATTTTATCCGATGGACCATTTGAAGAGTTTACAAATGCAAAAGAAGCAACTGGATCAGATATTGCGATTACAATCACAAGGACTCAACCAGAAACAAGCATTAATTTCCAATACAAATCTGAAACTATAGTCAATGCTGATGTAGCAGCAAACGCAGCTATAGCACAGACTAAATTAGACCTAACTGTAGCAAGTACTGCTGCAGATACCACTGGATTAACAAAAGCTGATCTTGGCGTGGCTAAATTTAACAGTGGTGAATTTACATCAACTGGCACTACAAATACCGGAAATGCAGGCTTTATATCATTAGCTGACAGCGGAATTGCAGCTACAAAATTAGCAAACATTGGAGCCAACAAAGTCTTAGGCAATGCAACTAGCTCAGCAGGCGCTGTGACAGCTATTGACATAAGTGCACTTGGTGGATTATTGCCAAGTGATTTTGCACAGTCAAGCGATTTTACTAGCCCAAACGTAGGAAAACAATACGGCTTGACAGTAACTTCATTGGACGGTACTAACAGCACTGACTTTAATAAAACAGAATTGACCAGTGCACCCACTGTGTCTACTATACCTCTAAGAGATACAGCTGGAAATATACGAGCTACTGGGTTTGTCTTAGGTGGTGATGCAACTTATCAAGTAATCACAGGCACAGGTACAGCACTGCAAATAAAAACTCCGCAGGGTAGGAATATTTTCTCAGCAAGTGGATCTAGCAGTACTGAATCTACTCCACAATTTTTAGATAATCTAGCTGTAGGTGCTGATCATACTGCACCTACAAGAAGCACAGTTCAAGATGGGTTAACTGCGGGCAATACTTATGAATCAGATGGAGCTTTATTTAGTAATTGGACCTATACAAAAGCTATCCAAAATATCGATCACGGTACAAATAATAATTGCGGTATTTTATTTGGTGATGCAGGTGCAGGCGGATTCAGTGGTCAAGCAAATGATTCAATGATTATTTTTCACAGTGCAACTGAATCTTATAAGATTGATTCAACTAGTATATCACCGTTAGTAAACAACTCGAAAAACTTAGGCACATCTACATTAACATGGAATACTGTGTATGCTGGTGTTTTTAATGGCACAGCTCTACAAGCTAAATATGCAGATTTAGCTGAAAATTATCTAGCTGATGACAAATACGAAGTAGGCACTGTGCTTGTGTTTGGTGGTCCAGATGAGCTTACTGTTTCAACAAAAAAAGATGACACCAGGATAGCAGGTGTAGTGTCTGAAAAACCAGCTTATCTAATGAATACAGATTTACAAGGTGAAAATGTTACTGCATTGGCTTTGCAAGGTAGGGTAAAATGCATGGTCATAGGAAAGATAGCCAAAGGTGACATGTTAGTCGCAAGTGCAGTCAAAGGACACGCAATGAGTAACAACAATCCAAGACTTGGTGCTGTAATTGGCAAAGCTGTAGAAAATAAAACCGATACAGGTAAAGGAATAATTGAAATAGTAGTAGGAAGGGTATAATGGCAAAACAAACTATTAATATTGGTACTAGTGAAAATAAAGGCGATGGTGATCCATTACGTACTGCTTTCACTAAAGGAAATGCAAATTTTACTGAACTATATAACAAAACAACCAGTCTAGATGCAAACGGCGTACTTGCGTATACTGCTACAACTGCTGGTGATTGGAATGGTACAGCACCGACCACAGTTGGAGCAGCTATAGACAGACTTGCAGCTCTTGTAAAAACATTAAATAGCGGCACTGGCGCATAAAATAGGAACATGAATGGCAACACGATATCCATTAATTATTGACTCAACAACAAATAATAAAATAAAAGAACTACCATCAGGTGACGATTTAAATCTAAGTGGTAGCAGCATTGTAAATGTTATTAATGCAACTGCGAGTGGTACAGTCACAGCAAATGCTGTAGAAGTTACCAGTAACACTTTTAGTGTAGCAGGAAACAGTTTGAATCAAGTTGCTTTCACAGGTAATTATAATGATTTATCAAATACTCCTACAGTGTTTAATGGCAATTATGACAATTTAACCAACAAGCCTACACTTAAAACCACAATAGAAAGTCTAGATAATGTAAGCACCACTGCCCCTGCTGATAACCAAGTATTGCAATATGATAGTAGCAGTAGCACTTATAAACCATCAAGCATAGTATCTGTGAGTTCAAGCAGCATTGATGCACTGCTGGATGTCAATGTTAGCAATATTGCTTCGGCTGCAGGGCAGATACTCAAATGGGACGGGAGTGCATGGATCCGCGGTAACGCAAGTTCAGGTAGTGATGCAGATACACTGGATAGTTTTGAAGGCACTTATTACCTTAATGCAAACAATTTTACAAATTATAAAGTTATTACCAGTGTAGCAGGAGACACAGGAAGTTTTACAACCAGCACATCATCTGATACAGTAAATATCCAAGGTGGCACAGGTATTAGCACTGCTGTAACAAGTAATACTTTAACAATCACAAATGATTCACCTGATCAGACTGTTGTGTTTACAAATGGCACAAATATCACAGTCACAGGTACCTATCCTAATTTTACTATAGCAACAGACGCTGTAAGTGCAACACTAAGCACAATCTCAGTAGCATCAAATAGTTCGCCCAGCGGCAGCGGCAGCATAGCTTTTAATCAATCTACTGGAGCAATAACTTTTACACCACCAGATCTTAGCAGCTACTTGACAAGTGTAGGAGTCTTAAGTTCACACACTGACGTTGATGCAACCACTCCTACTTCTGGTCAAGTATTAAAATGGAATGGCACTGCGTGGGCACCTGCAGCTGACGGTGGAGGTGGTGGTGGTGGAGGCAGTGGTGATATAGAAGCTGTAACCGCAGGTACAGGTTTAACAGGTGGAGGCACTGTTGGATCAGTCACACTTAATGTTGATGTTGGTACCACTGCTAACAAAATTGTACAGCTAGATTCAACTGGAAAACTTCCTGCAATAGACGGATCTCAATTAACAAATGTTTCCGGCGGAGGAGGAGGTACACAGAATTTATTTTCAACAATTGCAGTGTCTGGACAAAATAATGTAGTGGCTGATGCCACTACAGACACACTTACACTGGTCGCTGGAACAAATATCAGCATCACAACTGACGCTACAAATGACACTATAACATTTGCTAGCTCTGGCGGAGGAGGCACACAGAATGTGTTTAGTGCAATTGCAGTAGTAGGGCAAAACAGTGTGGTCGCAGATACTACCACTGATATACTAACACTAGCAGAAGGTGGTGGGATCAACATAACTACCAATGACACTACCGACACTGTAACGCTTGCAACTTATCTACATTCAGCCACAGCAGGCACTGTAAATAAACTAGACAGTATTGCATTCATAGACGCAGATGATAATAGCACAAAAAAAGCCACAATAACCAGTCTAATAACTGAGATTGCAGGAACCAATCTAGCAGTGAGTGGTAATCAATTAAATGCTACTGTTGGATTGACAAACATAGTAGAAGACGCATCACCACAACTAGGTGGCGATCTTGATATGAATGGCAAACAAATTCAATATACATTTAACATCACAGCATCTGGAGTTGACCATTACGTGTTCAATGATGGCGGGAATGTATTCTTTGCCAGTGGCGGAGTGAATGATCCTACTTTGTATCTTAAACGGGGTGAAATATATGTGTTTAACAACACAACTGGAGGGCATCCACTAAGGATACAATCTACACCAGGCGTCAGCGGTACTGCATATAACACAGGCGTTACCAATAATGGAAACACCGGTGCGGTCACATTTAAAGTGCCTAATGACGCACCTCACCAACTTTACTATCAATGTACTTCACATGGCAACATGCGTGGAGTGATTTATATTGATGCTGTGGATCTAGACAGTGTAAGTCAATCAGCGATTACTACAGGATCAGACAGCATCGTGTTTATTGATAGCAGTGATGAGAATAAAACCAAAAAAGAACCTATATCAGCTTTCTTAACAGACATTGCAGGCACTGGTATAACAGTTACAAGTGATCAATTAACAGCAGCAGATACATTTGTTGCGTTATCAGATACACCTGCTAATTTCACCAGCGCCGGTGGAAAGATTGTTAAAGTAAATAGTGGCGCTAGCGCATTAGAATTTGCAGATAACAACATTGTCAGCCAACTTAATTCATATGTTACAGTAACTGATACGGGTACAGATGGTACAGTAACATTACACACTGATGGCACTGACAGATGGAAAGTTACCAGTGGTGGACATCTCATACCGCAGTCTGATGCGGCATACGATATTGGATCCGCATCGAATAAGATAAGACATATTTTTATAAGTGATAACAGTATCAAATTTGGAGCTGCTGAACTAGCTATGACTGTGACTGCGAGTAGATTGCACTTTAACAGCAACAAATTGATGATAAATGTGTCTGATGATAGCACTCCTACACTGGCAGGAAATTTAGATGTAGCAACACATAATATAGTATCCACAACTAATCAAGATATTACACTAGCACCACACGGCACTGGTAAAGTTAATGTGTCAAGTATCTTAAATATCACAGGAAATCTACAAGGTCCAAGTAGTTTTACAATAGATCCTGCAGCATATGGTGACAATACTGGTACAGTAATCATCGCAGGCAACTTACAGGTTGACGGCACAACCACCACGATAAATAGTACGACACTTGACATTGATGATATTAATATTACAGTCGCAAAGGGTGCAGCAGATGCCGCTGCAGCTAACGGTGCTGGACTAACAGTAGACGGTGCTTCAGCTACATTTACATATGCAAGCAGCGGTGACAGATGGGAATCCAATAAAACTATTTGGGTTAACGGATCACAACTCGGAGCTGGTGGAGGCAATACTACAGGAAAAGCAATTGCGATGGCAATGGTTTTTGGATAATAATACATAAGGGAAAAGCAAAATGGCAGAAGCTAATATCGTAGCAGTTACTAGTATATATGGTTATACTAAAACTTATGCTATAACTACAGCTGGTGTGGTTGTTGCAAATAACACTGCATCTTCCAACAAGCTGTATAAAATAAATTTACTCAGTATCAGTAACGTTGATGGTGTCAACGATGCTACTGTTACAGTGCAGATTAGGACAGCAGTAGCTAGTAGTCCGGTGGCAAGACATTTAGTCAAAACTGTTACGGTGCCAGCAGATAGTACTTTAATAGTAATTGATAAAAACACAAGTTTATATCTAGAAGAAGACATGGATATAAAAGTTCTTGCAAGTACTGCAGGTGACCTTGAAGCTATCTGTAGCTATGATGTAATAGATGATGCGTAAATATGAAATCAACCCGTTTTATAGGCAACGCCGCTGATCGCACCAGCGGTGTGTACAATCTCAGTGAAATAAATGAAAAAATACAGGACCAAACCTATCCCACAAACTATGAGATAGAAAATAGTTTACGATTTGACGGAAGCAGCTACCTTAGTAGACCTTTTACAGCAGGTAATCGGCGAACTCATACGTTGTCTTTTTGGCTAAAAAAATCTGAGAATGTTGATTCTGCCCACCGGTACTTTTTTGACGTAACAGTAGATTCTTCTAACTATGCACAAATGTATTTTTACGATAATCAATTAGTTTCGACAGATTACACTTCTGGAAACGATGGTAATTTACATACTAATCGTAAATTTAGAGATGTCAGTGCATGGTATCACATCGTTCTAGTTAATAATTTAACATCATCTACAAATACTTTAACTGGAACATCGACAGACAGAATACAATTATATGTAAACGGTGTGCAAGAAACGTCATTTTTAGGTTTTAATATCCCAGCTATAAACTCCACAACTTATATTAATTCGGCTAATACGCATATAATTGGCTGGAATACAGCTAATACTGCTGGTAAAGCGTTTAGTGGATATATGGCAGACATACATTTTGTTGATGGTTCTGCACTAGATCCTACACATTTTGCACACTCACATCCATCAACCGGACGTTGGTCACCAAAACGATATCGGGGAACCTATGGTAACAACGGTTTCCATTTAGAATTTAAAAACACAGGCACCCATACTGGCGTGGGCGGAATAGGAGAAGACACCAGTGGCAATGCTAATCACTGGGCGGTCACTGGCTTAACAGTGCATGATATAGTGCCGGATTCTCCCGGCAACAATTTTGTCACATGGAATCCTGTATCAAAAAGTGGAGGAACCACTACAACTCTGCATACCATAGCTCAAGGAGCATTACAACTTACTCACATTACAAATGCAGCATGGCAAGCTCTTTCTGCTACTTTTGGTGCATCAACAGGTAAGTTTTATTATGAAATCCACACTATATCAATATCTAATACCACAAATGACCATGGTTTTGGATTTGTAACACAGGAAGATATAGATGAAAAGCTATATTATGGTGAATCTAAAACAGTGTTATATACTTTAGATGGCGGCACTTCAAGCATCGCTATAGGTGTTGGCGGTACATCAGATAGCGGTATAGGCAGGCAAGCTGTAGCATCTAGCATGCCTAAACCTACTAACGGGGATACCATGCAGTGTGTTATAGATTTGGATAAACGAACAGTTCAATTTGGATTGAACGGAACATTTTATGAAACTGCAAATATCCATTTTGATTACACCACAATGATTCCTGTGTTTAGTTCTTACAAATATCAAAATAATGCTACTGCAGCTGATATTGTTGCGAATTTTGGTCAAGATCCTACATTTTCAGGAAACAAAACGGTTACTAAATCCTACACGGATGCTAACAATCGTGGACAGTTCTATTATCCACCACCTGCAGGCGCACTGGCTCTGTGCGAAAAGAATCTCGTTCAACCACAAGATTCTGTCAGTGAATATAGAGTAGACGATACCGACACCAAAGCATTAACCTACACAGGCAATGTTGAAATATCAAAATTCACACCATATGCACAGGATGGGTACAGCATATATTTGCCGGAATCAACCAGCGATTATTTAACTGTAAGTCATAATGCTGTACTGAATTTGCCAGCAAATTTTACAATTGATTTTTGGTTGTACGCTATCCAGGTACCGCATAGCAGTTATTATAATATGGTTGTTCATAAATGGGGTGCTGATGCAGATAAAGAATTCGTTATCCAATATGAGGCAGATGGAAAGTTAAAATTTACTGTAGCATCTAATAATACCGGAACATACAATACTCATGCAACTTCTGCAGGGCGTATACAATTTAATACAAAATGGCAGCATGTAGCAATAGTTGGTGATATTACAAACACGGCAATAACAAAAATTTACATTGACGGTGTTTTAGATAGTTCTAAAATAGATTGGCCTATGCCCTACTATAATAGTAGCACAGCAAATTTAAGATTTGGAGAATATGGTTCAAGCACAAATTATACAGATAATCATTATATCAGTGACTTTAGAATAATAAAAGGCACACAGTTGTATTCTGGAAGTAGTTACACTGTGCCAACTGCTCCTGTTAGTACTACAGATAATAGTCCTTCATTGGTCTTATCAACTAACAGTAAAACTTTTAAGGATAGCAGTGCAAACAATTTAACTGTCACGCTAACCGGCGCTCCTTCAATAGAAGCGTTCAGTCCTTACACACCAAAAGACAGTGTTCCTGATCACAGTGTGCATGGTGGGAGTTTTTACTTTAATGATTCAAATAAAAGAATAGAATTCAACTATGCTAATGCAATCAGCTCACAAGATTATCGTATGGAATTTTGGGTAAATCTTGAATATAAATCTGGCAAAACATACTCACATTTGTTTGACCAAAGGGAGGATTCAGATGATACAAGTGGATATGGAATGTGTTGCAATTTCCAATGGTATACTGATGATGGTATCTATGCTAAAATTTATTTTCTCAGAGGCACCGACCAAAGTATAGCTAATACCACAAAACTACGTCCAAATCAATGGCATCATATTGTTTTAATTAGAAGCTATGCTGCATTTTTCAAGGTATATATTGATACCGTAGAACAAACTTCATGGTCAAGCGAAACTGCAAAAAATGGTTATTGGGGACAGATTGGTTTCGGTAGAACACTCCAACCTATTGGATATACAGCAACAGATACTTCTCTTTATTATATTGGTTATCTAGCAGACGTCAAAATTGATGTTGGCAATAGTGGTACTGACCTTAATGCTCCTACTGCTAATCCAACTTCAAAAAAATCTACTGATGCAAACACTAAATTATTACTTCAACCTTACCATACTGCACCTGCACACGGAGCTTTAGAAACACTAGATGCATACAACACAGACGAAACGGGAAAACAAATAACATATCATAAACAAGCAAACGTGGTTAGTGCTAATCCTTTTACTGATGTAAAAATAGGTAGTGTTAGCATAGGAGGTGCAGTAGGTGATGGAATCGAAATTCCTTCGACAACAGATTTTACGTTTAGCACAGGAGAATTTACAGTAGAAATGTGGGTTAGACCTACAAATACTACAAGTGCTATTGGAAGAAGAACTCTTATCTCACATAGAAATGCTAACCAATCAGGAACAGATACAACACAATGGGCATGGTTTATAAATGATAATAATTTTGAAGTACATGATATAGGCGCTATTAAAGTTAGTGGAGGTGGAGAATTTGGATCAAGTGGAAGTTCTTTAAATAAATGGCATCATGTCGTTTGGTGTAGAGATAGTACTAGTATGCGGTTCTATGTTAACGGAATTCTTAAAACTACAATTGCTTATGCTAGTTATAATCCTAATTACTCTACAGATCGTCAACTTATAATTGGTAGTGATACTCTTGTAGATTCAACGTTGGACGGATTTATTACAGATGTTCGTATAGTTAAAGGTCAAGCACTTTATGTAAACGCATTTACAACACCAGCATATCCTTTGTCAAGCACCCATTATACAACAGATGGTACCGATCCTACGACATCTAGCACAAAACAAACTATATCCGGAACAGTTAGTTTATTCCTACAACCTGGCAAGACCACATCCAACACACTGGCAGCAGAAAATCCTGAGAAATTTTATAAAGCAATAACTTTTGATGGTACAGGACAAACCCAGGCTATATCAGGACTGGCCTTCCAACCAGATCTAGTGTGGATGAAAAATAGGGACACAGCCCAATCTCATGCTTTAGTTGATTCTGTTAGGACTAGATCCAAGGTATTATTTTCTGACAGTACTGGTGCTCAACAAACATCGGGATCAACAGAAGATTTAATATCTTTTGATAGTAACGGATTCTCGGTAGGAACACCTGCAAGAGCAGGATCAACTAATAACTCAGGTAGTTCTATTGTAGCTTGGTCATGGCGAGCCGGTGGGGCACCAAGTGCTGATGGAAAAGCAATGATAGATGGCGTAGAAAAAACTATCACAGGTGATGCTATATTAGATGCTGGAACAATTACTCCTACGAAGATAAGTGCAAATACACGAGCAGGTTTTAGTATTGTAAAATACACTTCTCCTAATGATAGTAGCGATCAAACTGTGCCACACGGTCTATCTTCGTCCCCAAATTGGATCATAATAAAAAATCTTGACAATACTTATAATTGGGATATATATCATTCAAGCGTTAGCAATTCTGGAATCTTTACCACTGCTGCGATAGACAGTCGCAGTGCTTTTGGCACAGTGAACAATAATATATTCACAACCAAAATTAATTTTACACACTATAGCACAAATAATTATATTGCCTACTGCTGGCACTCAGTGCCTGGCTATTCTGCATTTGGGAACTACACCGGAGTAGTATCAGGAAAACCATTCATATACACTGGATTTAAACCTGCCTGGGTCATGATTAAAGGAACTGATGTCGCTTATAGTGGTTCAACCAATTTAGGTTCATATCAAGGATGGTCAATTTTTGATACTGCTAGGGATGATTATAATCCTTCCAAATTGCCACTTTACGCAAATGCAGCTTATAGTGAAGGACTTGCTGGTAATGGTAGTGGAACTGCTGGTGCATCTGTTGGAGGAATTGATATTGTTTCCAATGGATTTAGAATTTTAGATGGCTCTGCATCCTATAGTGGCATTGCTAATATAAACCATATTTACATAGCATTTGCTGAACAACCATTCACAAGGAATCGAGCACGATGATTAAAGGAATATTAAATGCCTAAACGCATAGGAAACACACAAACACCTAGTACTGCTGGACTTACAGATATAATTAATCTAAAACAACATAAAAACTTTGTTGAACAAGGTATATTTCCTAGTACAGACAATCATGTTGTAAACAGTTTACGATTTGATGGCAGTAGTTATTTGAGTTTTACCCCCTCCAGCACTGGCAACAGTGATATTTGGACAATTAGTGCTTGGGTCAAACAGTCAACAGTGCCTGGAGGAGTAATTTTTAACAGTGGTACTTCTACTAGATTTTTATTAGGGCCATATAGCACAAATGGATTTTATGTTTTACGATATCCAAGTTATCCAATAAATGCTTATACAAAGGAAAAACATCGAGATGTAAACGCATGGTATCATTTCGTTGTCGAGGTAAACACTACACAGTCATCGTTGGCAAGTGCATTTAAAATATATCAAAACGGTGTTTTATTGTCATTTGCTACTACTACATATTCAATTACCACATTAAACACTAATACTTCTGGCGTTCCGATGTATATTGGTCAAGACGGTAATTCTACTAATCGGTGGAATGGATACATGGCTGAAGTAAATTTTATTGATGGGCAGGCATTATCGCCTACACATTTTGGTTATTACAATAGAAGTACTGGTCAATGGAAGTCAAAAAAGTACACAGGCACATATGGTGCAAATGGTTTCCTATTAGAATTCAAAGATAGTAGTAATGTAGGTAAAGATACAAGTGGAAATGGCAACGATTGGAATGGTACAGGCTTTGCAAGTTCAGATTTTGTATCAGATTCACCACATAATAATCATTCTGTCTGGAATGTTTTAGCTGGAAGAAATAAAAACAGCATTTTGCCGTTTATACAGCCGACTTTTAGTGAAGGAAACACAAAGTTAACAGGGCATTCAACTGATGTCGTACACGCAATTGGTACGATTAGTTCAAGCGGAAAACATTATGCTGAATTTGTTGTAAGTGGAGGAACATCAGTAATCACTGGTGTTGGGGTAATTAGTAGCGAATGGGATAAATCTAATCTACAGTCATATATTTATAATTTTGGAGGAGCAATATACGCTGCAGTTGGAACTTTATATAGCTCATCAACTACTGATACAAACCCAGATCCAATAACAACTTCGTTTAGAATTGCAATTGAAGTTGATTTTAATGCGAATACTGTCAACTTTTTTAAAGTTGAGACTGATGGAAGTGGTGGTTATACAAAAACACCACAAGGTGCAGAACTAACATCTACAAATGGTATTGATTTTAAAGGTTCAGGTTCATTTGCAGCGACACTTCATTCTACTTCTCATTATGTGGAAGCATATTTTGATGCAGATGAATGGTGGGGAACGCCAAGTGCGGGCTTTACTGCATTATGTACACAGGATATTCCAACACCTGCAACAGAAAATCCTCAAGATTATTTTAAATGTGTAAAATATACCTTGCCTGGATTGAATAACACTGCATTTAATGTTCCGGTTGGATTTGATGCTGATCTACATTGGGTAAAATGCACTGATGCAGGTGAACAGCACTACTTATTTGATACTGTCAGAAACACTGGCACTACCTACAATAAATTTTTAAACAGTGACAGTAATAACAGTGAATCTGCAGCAGATAATAATATAACGAACGCACAGGTAACAAAAATATCTAATGGATTTAGCGTACAAACTCCAGATCAAACAAGTGGTGAATTATATTTTGGCACAAGAACTTATATCGCATGGAACTGGCGAGCAGGAGGTTCTCCCACAGCAAATGACAAAGCAATGATTGATGGTGTAGAAAAGACTATCACAGGTGATGCTGTATTAGATGCTGGTACAATTACTCCTACGAAGATAAGTGCAAATACAAAAGCAGGTTTTAGTATAATACAGTATGTTGGCACTCGAACTAGCACTGCTTCTGATACGATGTCACATGGATTATCTAGTGCTCCTGAATTACTTTTAATGAAAAACTTAGACAAAAATGCTCACTGGAGTGCTTACACTATTCATGCTGCTGGAGGTGGTTATTTGAGTCTCACTGACGCATGGGGGACATCTAGAGCAACTTGGATGGTAAATGATCAAAATCCTACAAATTCTCTTATTACTGTAGGGTGGAATGCGGATAATGTGAATCAAAATGGAGACAACCACCTTATATATGCTTGGCACTCAGTACCTGGCTATTCTGCATTTGGTTCGTATAAGGGTAATAATACTGACAATGACGGAGTTTTTGTATACACCGGATTTAAGCCAGCAGTTTTGATACTACGCAGCTCAGACGCTAGTACAGGTCGAGACTGGATAATAGTCGATAACGCAAGATCACCTCATAACCCAATTGATCATGTGTTAATGCCAAATACTAGTGGCGTAGAAAATACACTCTACGATAATCCAGTAGATTTTTTATCCAACGGATTTAAGCTAAAAACAAATGAAGCAAATTTTAATGCTGCTGAAACACACATATATGCAGCTTTTGCCGAGCAACCAACAAACTTCACCACAGCTAGATAATTGTTACCGATAAATATTGTAAAGGATATTTATGAAATACATACGTAAAGAAATTATCAAAGGCATAGAACCAATCGCAGATCAAGATCTTAGCGTAGACGGAAACCTTGCGGTTGCTGGTAATATTGCGGTTACTGGCACAGGCTTACCAACAAAGTCTACAATAGGTTTGGAATACAACGATACATTTTATGAAGATGTAACAAACAGTCTAAATGCATATTCAAATGCTCAAAATCTTAGCGACGGGTCCAGAAATTGGAGACTGGTTGTAAATGATGCAGTGGTAGCTAGTGTTACCAGCACAACGAGCACAGCAGTATCAGCGACACATCCTTTGTGGACCTACAACGGTAACACATATGGTATGTATAACTTTGCCACGAGTTCGCAAACCCTGAAAGGCAACAACTCTATTGACCATCGTGTGTACAAAATAAATCATCTTCCAGGTGATGTGTTAGAATTCGATCAAACCACAGAAAAATTCAAGCCAAAAAGATACGATACCCTGTGGGACGCAAAAGCCAGTGGCACAGGTGCAGCCGTTTTAACTAGCAATTTAGTTAACAGTGTCAATGGTCAAACTGGTGCAGTTACCATATCGACTGGTGGTGCAGTAAAACAACACAGTCATCATTTTTATAGTCAAAGTGCAACTGCTTTAACTTTAGGAGGTTCATCACCCTATTATCCACAGGATTATGATCTAGTCAATGGTTCTACAGGTATTACCATAACAAAACAAGATAGTGCTACTAAATTATCCGCAGTTACCCACTTCAGTGTTACACTTACTCCTGGAAGTGGCAATGCGAAATACTTAGGTTCTGTAGGATTCGAAGAAGCCTTTACTCGAACTATAGGTAATAGTTCTAACCTTTTTTGGTTTGGTCCTGCTTCCGTTGTAGATAGTCCTACACATAATGTATTAACAGATGGATTCCACACAGGCAATGGGCAATCTAAGATTACTAGGATGGGTAATTTTATAAATTACCTTGAACTAGACACTGGCGGACAATATGCAGCGAACACAACTTGGACAAGTTTTAGAATAATCGCTAGACTCCAGCCATTTTCATATTGGGCTAGTAATTCATCAGGTGTATTCGCAGCTATTACAGCAATAACAACAATACTTGAAAGTTAATTTATATGAAATATATACGTAAAGAAATATCAAAAGGTGTAAAACCAATTGCAGATCAAGACTTTAAAATTACAGGTGATATAGATATCACGGGCAATTATTTGCAAAACGGTTCTCCATTCAGTAGTTTTGATGCTACTGCCAGCAACACATTTACTGCAGGCCAAAAGGTAGATGTTACAGACAACACTAACCCTGCTTTTAAAATTACACAAAAAGGTACTGGGCTTACACTTATTGTGCAGGACGAAACAGAAACTTTTACAGATGTATCAACCACAAACACATATGTCGAGAGGTTGAATCTATCCTCTACATATTGGCAGTACAAATTCAACATAAATGGAGTGTATGTTGGTAGTACCACAACTGGTATAAATGACGCTCCTACAGTAGCAAATACAACATTTACACATAACGGTGAAAATTACAGTCCTTTTAATTCTACCACTAGCGGCATCGTAGGTTATGCAGATCCAGGAACTCCTTCCACATATAGAATCTATAAGTATTATCCTCCATTTGTCATAAAGGCAGATGGAAAAGTCGGTATTGGTAAAACCGCGCCTACACAACCTTTAGATGTGGTAGGAAATATAAATACCACTGGAAATTATCTTGTGAATGGTAGTCCATTATCTACTAACATCACAAAACAAGAAAATAAAATAGTCGCAACAAGTGATGCACAAACTGTGTTTACATTTAGTACAGCCTTTATCGGGTATGATTCAACCACACCTGCAAACAGTGATCTAGATGTATATTGGAATGGTGCAAGATTAATATATGGCACTAACAATGATTATACAATAACTGCTAACAATGCAATTACACTTACCAGTGGCACTGGTGTGCAGACTGGCGATATTATTTACATAAACAGTCGTAATAATATTATTCTAGATCGAGATTATACACCATGAGTGTAAAAAATAAGATACTTCCTAAAATAACGATTACAAATCTGACTAACAATTTTACTCAAACAAAAAAAATACAAGCTAGTGATAGACCTGGTTGGTATGCACAATTTGGAACTGCAGTAGATGTTTCTGCCAACCATATAATAGTAGGTGCTTATCAGGATCCCAGCTATATTAGTAAAGGTGCTGCATACTTATTTGGCATCGATGGCGGTGAAATTGTTAAATTACTACCTAGTGATTCGGCTCAAAATGATAGATTTTCTACACAAAATAATCATGGAGTTGCTATAACAAAAAGGCGAGTCTATGTCGGAACTAGCGACAAAGATTCTGGTAAAGGTGCTGTTTACTTTTTTGATTTAACCGGCACTCAGTTAATGAAGTTACAACCTAGTGATTTAGCTAATTATAATAGTTTTGGTATGAGTATGGCTGCTACAGAGTCTAGACTTGTGGTAGCTGCTCCTCAGCAAACTATTACAAATACATATGAGGGATCTGCTTATATATTTGATATTGACGGTAATCAGCTAGGTAAGATAGCAGCAGGTGATCCTCAAAATTACAAGCTTTTTGGTCGTTCAATTGCTTTGTCTGATACTAGGATTGTTGTAGGTGGCACGAAAGATAATGTTAAAGGAACTGATGCAGGAGCTGCATATGTGTTTGACATACATGGCACTCAGTTAGCTAAGTTATATGCTCCAGATGCTCAAGCATATGATTATTTTGGTCGTTCAATTGCCGTGTCTGATACTAGGATTGTTGTAGGAACGAACTGGGACTCTCATGAGGGAGGTGAGCCGGAAAACAACCCCCATAATAATCTTAAAGGAGCTGCTTACATTTATGACAAAGACGGTACTTTTATAAAAAGGCTTCAGCCTAATGACTTATCAGCCGCAGACAGTGAAGGTTTCGGTGGTTCAAAATTTGGATATTCGGTTGATTGTTCAAATAGCAGGATTGTAGTAAGTTGTAAGGACGGTAGTAGTGTTTACATATTTAACAACAATGGCGATCAGTTAGCTAAAATTATTTCCAGTGATCATAGTAGTAATGATAATTTTGGCTATGGACTTGCTGTATCAGATACAAATATTATAGTAGGTGCTCCACAAAACTCTACAGCTGGATCAGCATATATTTTTAAAAATTTTTACAATCACATACCTAGTATAAATTTTGATAAACTACGAAGTCATTTTACAGGAAAAATCTGAATGAAAAATATTTTCCAAGATACTACTACTGAAACTTTAACAGCAGCTACCTTAGACAAACTCGAGGAACACAGATCAATTGGTCAATATATAAGGAAAATCCAAGCTAGTGATAAAGCAGCAGATGATGGTTTTGGTTATTCAGTGGCTGTATCAAATTCAAGGATTATTATAGGTGCTCCTTATGAAGACACAGGAGCAAGCAATGCCGGTGCTGCCTATTTATTTGACATAGATGGAAATGAAATCAAAAAAATCACACCGTCTTATGCAGAATCAGATGCTAATTTTGGTTATGCAGTTGCTATCTCTGACAGGTGGATAGCCATTGGTGAACCTGGTGCTAATGCTGGAGCTGATCGTACAGGTAATGTTAGTATTTACGATATAGATGGTAATGTGAAGGGTTATGGTGCTTCTGAGGCTGAGGATGACAGTTATTTTGGTCAAGCAGTTTCAATAACTAATAACAGGCTGGCAGTGGGCGTACCACTTCACTACGATAACGTTGCAAACGTAGGAGCGGTATTTGTATACAGAATACAAGAAAATGGTAACTGTACATATCTTTCAAAGTTGCAAGCTAGTGATAAAACAGGCGGAGATAAGTTTGGATACTCAGTCGCAATTTCTGATACCTGTATAGTGGCAGGTGCTCCTTATGCTACTGAGTCAGGCGGTTACTATTATGGTGCAGCATATATTTTTGACATGAATTTTGCACAAACAGCTATTATTACAAATAGTGGGATACATCTTGGTGATCATTTTGGTTGGTCAGTGGCAGCATCTAACTCAAAGATTGTTGTTGGTGCTATTGGGGCTAATGGACCTGCTGATTCAGGAAGGGCATATATCTTTGACACAAGTGGCACACAACTAGCTACTCTTGCAGCAAGTGACGCAAGCACTAGTGACGAATTTGGATACTCGGTAGCTATATCCAACAACAGGATTTTAGTAGGCGCACGATACGAAGATTTGGACGGTACTGCATCGCAACAGAAGGGTTCTGCGTATATATTTGATTTAAACGGAACACAAATAAAAAAGATATCCGCAAGAGATCCTGAAAATGCTGATGAATTTGGAAGACGTGTTGCAATATCCGATACTAAGATAGTAGTTGGTACGAATCTCGAAGACACTGGTGGAAGTAATGCAGGCGCTGCCTATATTTACGATGCTGGATTTTCACCGTTAGGAGATCTCTGTGCGTTTTATAATTTAGGAAATCCAACTAGTATAGATTCAAATTTCCTGTGGAGTAATTATACGTGAGTATTAAAGCAAAAATAATAGAAAGATTTGTGTCTGTAAATAAAAAAAAATACCTAGGGTCTAATACTTTTACAGAAATAAAAAAAATGCAATCACATGATATAACTACAGGTGATAAATTTGGCTGGTCAGTAGCAGCAAGTGACACAAGGATAGTAGTAGGTGCTCCTGAAGAAGACACTGGTGGGAGTAATGCTGGTAGTGCCTATATATTTGATATGGATGGAACTCAGATTGCAAAAATACAAGCAGGCGATAAAGCAGCAGGAGATCAATTTGGTTTCTCAGTAGCAGTGTCAAGTAATAGGATAGTGATTGGTGCTCCTCTAGAAGGCACTGGTGGCAGTGCATATATATTTGATATTCATGGTAATCAACTAACAAAGATTACTGCTAATGACGCTGAAGCTAGTGATGCATTTGGAATATCAGTAGCAGCAAGTGATACAAAAATAGTAGTAGGTGCTTGGTCAGAAGATACTGGGGGTAGTTCAGCAGGTGCGGCATACATCTATAATATAGACGGTTCCCAAATTTCTAAAATACAAGCAAGCGATAAGGCTACATTAAATCAATTTGGTTGGTCAGTGGCTGCATCAAATAACAGGATAGTGGTTGGGGCTAGAAAAGCAGGTACTGGAGGTGCTGTATATATATTTGATGTAAGCGGTACCCAATTAACAAAGATCACTGCTAGTGACGCTGAAGCTGATGATCAGTTTGGATATGCAGTAGCAGCATCTGATACAAATATTATAGTAGGCGCTCCTTTGGAAGATACCGGCGGCAGTTATGCAGGAGCAGCATATATATACGACCTAGATGGCAATCAAATTTCAAAAATTACTGCCAGTGATGCTGCGGGTAATGATAATTTTGGTTGGTCAGTTGGTGTTACAAACACACATGTTATTGTCGGCGCATATGTAGGATCTGCTGCATATGTGTTTGATTTAAAAGGCAATCAACTGTCTATAATAACTGCCAGTGACGGTGCTGGTGGTTGGTATGGTTATTCGGTTGATATAAGCAGTAGTAGGATGGTTATAGGAGCTCCGACAGTGGCTAGTAGTGCAGGAGCAGCATATGTTAATAGGAGATATGTTAACAGCTACAATGAAATACCTTGGGATAAAATTAGATTGCAATTTACAGGAAAAGTATAAATGACAGCTGATGATTTGAAAAAAAAATATGGATATGAGCCTGTTGGGCAACAAATTAAAAAAATACAAGCTAGTGCACAAGCCGATGATAATTTTGGTCTTTCAGTAGCAGCGTCAAGTAGTAGGATAGTAGTTGGTGCTCCTTTTGAAGATACTACTGCTAGCAATGCTGGTAGTGCATACATATTTGATATAAATGGTAAACAGTTTAGAAAAATACAAGCCAATGATGCTGCAGCAAATGACTATTTTGGTTCTGCCGTTGCAGTGTCAGATACTAGAATTGTAGTTGGTGCTTATGGAGAAGATACTACTGCTAGTGATGCTGGTAGTGCTTATATATTTGACATATATGGGAACCAGTTAGCCAAGATACAAGCCAATGATGCTGAAGCTAGTGATAATTTTGGTACTGCTGTTGCAGTGTCAGATTCACGTATTGTGGTAGGAGCTCGGTATGAAGATGCTGGTGCCAGCCAGGCTGGCGCAGCATATATTTTCGATATACACGGCAATCAGTTAGCCAAGATTACTGCGAGTGATGCTGAAGCTAGTGATAATTTTGGTTATGCTGTTGCATGTTCAGATTCACGTATTGTGGTAGGTGCAGATGGGGAAGATACTGGTGGCATTCTTGCTGGTGCTGCTTACATATTTGACATAAATGGTACCGAACTAGCAAAAATACAAGCCAATGATGCAGCAGCTAATGATAGTTTTGGTTTTTCAGTAGCTGCATCAAATTCAATGATTGTGGCCGGAGCACATAGGAATAGCAGTAATGCTGGTGCTGCTTACATATTTGACATAAATGGTACTCAACTAGCAAAAATACAAGCCGGTGATGTAGGCAATAGTAACTTTGGTTTTTCAGTAGCAGTGTCAAATAAATGGATTGTGATAGGTGCTCCTTATACAAATGCTGGTAGTGTTTACATATTTGACATAAACCGCAATCAAATAACTAAGCTACAAGCTAGTGATGCACAAACTGATGACCATTTTGGTAGATTCGTTGCGGTTTCCGATAACCGGATTGTGGTAGGTGCTCCGACTTCGGACGATGCAGGCACTATTGGTAGTGCTTACATATTTTCTTCTGGTTTTTCGCCCTTTGGTGACCTGTGTGCATATTATGATTTAGGAGATCCTACAACGTTAGATACAACTTTCTCATGGAGTGATTACAAATAGATTATTTTTTTAAATAATTACTTTTAAAATATTAATCCAGTTTATAGGAACAATAAAATGAAATACATACGAAAAGAAATTATCAAGGGCATAGAACCAATTGCAGATCAAGACTTCAAAATCACAGGTGATATTGATATTACTGGTAGTTACTTACAAACCGAACCTGGAGGTGGTATTAAATGGATACATAACAGCACAGATGCTGCGCATAAATAATGTAACAAGGAAATATTATGAGTATAGAAACTATTAACATAGGGAATATTGCTAATGATGGTACTGGTGACGATCTTAGACAAGCATTTATAAAAGTTAATAACAATTTCACTGATTTGAACAGTATGATTAATTCAACTGCGATAACTGGTGAAAATTTAGGATCAGAAACAGGTGTGTTTGCACAAAAATCAGACACAACTCTACAATTTAAGAGTCTAAGAGCAGGTACTGGAGTAACATTAAGTAATAATGGTACCAGTATTACTATAACTGGCAATCCCGGATTAGAACAACTTATCACAGTAAGTGATAACGGAAGCATTATTTCTCCCGGAGGCAATCAAACTATAGCAATCCAAGGTGGGACAAATATTTCTACTCGTGTAGCTGGCACTGTTTTAAATATTGATGTGACTGGTTCAAATTTAGTTGCCTTGGATACTTCGCCAAAATTAACTGGTGCACTTAATGCTAATAATCAAAGTATAAATTCAGTTGATAAAATTACAGCAGTTGATTTCATAGGAAATGTCACAGGTCTTGTGCATGGAATAGATGTAAGGAATATAAGTGACAAACTAGTTGATGTAGATTTAGGCTCCTTCGAAACTGTAACAAACATATTAGATTTAATTTTAATAAATTATGATTTTGATCTTGGTTCATTTGCTAGTCCTTCCAGTGTGGTGATAGATGGCGGCTTCCTAGTTTAAACTAAATACTAGTGAAGGAAAATATGCATGGCTGATTATTGGAATAAAACATCAAATACCACTCTTACCATACTTGAGGAAAGGAAAGTAGCAAGCCACACCTTACCTTTAAAATCTGAATACGTATCAGACGTAGGCATCGATATGACTGTCAGCGTTATCAGCGGATCAATTCCAGCTGGCTTAACACTAAATGGCATCACACTGACTGGATCACCTTTTGAAGTACCAATTGATACTGTGTATAATTTTGTTGTAAGAGCAACACTGAATGGCATATCTGACGATAGAACTTTTAAAATAATTGTTGTAGGACCTGATAGTCCTGAATGGATAACACCTGCTAACAGCCTGCCTGTAGGAGCAAATGCCACATACTTTATCTTAGATAGTGCAATTATAGACTTCCAACTGCAAGCCACAGATACTGACACTTTATCCGGACAAAATCTAGAATACTTTATGAACGAGGGAGATGGCATATTACCTCCAGGAATCACTCTGACAAAGGACGGAAGATTAGCTGGCACCGTTGATCCAATCTTAGCGTTAGAGAAAATTGCAGGATCAGGACAATATGATAGCAACAAATACGGAGAATTTCCTTTTGATTTTAGCGTAAGACCTGATAATGGTTACAGCAGTTTCTTTTATGATGTTGCTAATTATGATATTTCAATTCCTTCTAAAAGTCCAAAGAAATTAAATAGATATTATCAATTTTACGTAAATGTTACAGATTACACCACAGTAGTAAGGAGAAAATTTGAAATTTATGTTGTCGGAGACGATTTTTTAAGGGCAGACAATACTGTTATGCAGGTGTCAAATGGCATTTTCACAGCAGATAATACCTTTGTCAGGGTACCAATCTGGTTAACTCCTGGCAATTTAGGTGTACGCAGAGCAAATAACTATGTAACAATATTCCTTGATGTGATAGATCCTGCATCACTTACAGGTATTATCAACTACAGCCTTCAAACAACAAATCCAGACGGTACGACTAGTGCCTTACCGGACGGCATGACATTGGATCAAAGTAATGGTGAGATTGCAGGTAGAGTACCGTATCAAGCTCTTGTTACTCGTGATTATCAATTCACTATAAGAGCAAAAAGATTAGTACCTAACATAACAGAAGAAGCATATAAAGATAAAACTTTTACATTAAAGCTTTTAGGAGAAGTAAACAGCACAATCACATGGACCACACCAAGTGATCTTGGAACAGTAGCCAGTAATTACAGTAGTGTGCTGAAAGTTGAAGCTTCAAGCAATGTGCCTCTTGCAACATTATTGTACACCCTCAAATCGGGTAAATTACCACAAGGTTTATCTTTAAGCTTAACTGGTGAAATACTAGGTACTATTAGGAGCTATGGTACAACATCAAATCCTGGAGTGACAATATTTGACAACAGGACCTTTACTTTAGATAATAATGCCACGACAATCGATCGAAATTTTACATTTACAGTATCAGCTAGAGATCATTTTGGTTATAGTGTAGTTGATAGACAATTTACTTTAAAAATTAAAGATCCTGATGGAAAACTTTACAGCAATGTTTACTTCCAACCAATGTTAAAAAATACGGAAAGAAGTGCTTTTGAGAGTATCATAACAAATAACACGCTTTTTCAAACAGATTTTATATACCGCCCAAATGATCCAAAATTTGGAGTGCAAAGAACCATGCGCATGCTGGTTTATGCTGGAATAGAATCAAAATCAGTAGCTGAATTTGTAGCAGCAAGTGCTAAAAATCATAGGAAAAAACGCTATAGATTAGGAGCTATAAGATCTGCTGTGGCTAAAACCCCAGGTACTCAATCTATTGTATACGAAGTAGTGTATGTTGAGGTGATTGATCCTGCGGAAAAATCTACGAAAACAAGGACCAACTTTAGGATAAAAAATAAGAAAAAAATCACAGTTGACCAATCTTTTTACGATTACGGCAATACTAGTAGCAAGTCTAGTGTAGAAAATTTAGACCCTAATGGAATTGAGATAGAAACACAGAGTGGCAATGTAAAATACAAATTTTACCCTAACTTTTTAGTAGGCACTCGCACAGGAGATAAAATTTTAACCACAAGACCTATAACAATAGGAGTAAGAAGTGGCACTGATGTAATAGTTGCAGAATCAATAGGATCTACAGATCCTATGCGTTTCCGTGCAATTCCTATTAATACTTTGAAGACAGATTTCAGTGGAATAACTATAGATGGAGATACACTTGGTATAAAATATATATCTAATGTATCTAACATGAGAGATAATATAAAAAAAATCGGTACTACCGACATAAGTTATCTTCCACTATGGATGCAAACTTCTCAAATTGGTAATGTAAACATCCTTGGATATACAAAAGCTATTCCTTTGTGCTACTGTAAGCCAGGAAAGAGTGTTGAAGTACTACAGGCTTTGGCTAAAGCAAACATTACATTCAATCAATTTAATTTTGATATAGACAGATATGTTGTTGATCAAACATTAGGCAACTCTGCTGAACAATATATCTTATTTCACAACTATGCAGTAAATGTTTGAAAAAAATAAATATTTAGAAATATAATGGAGATAATAGATGGCTAGTAACATAGTTTCAACAACAATTAATGAAAATTACCCTATTGCTGGTCAAGACAACGATAGTCAAGGTTTTAGAGATAATTTTTCTGTCATAAAAACAAGTTTAGCAACTGCTAACACTGAAATAACCGCAATACAAGCTAATGCAAGTTATTTAAACGCCACAAATGATTTCAACGGAAATGTAATTAGAGAGGCTGATTTTGTAGCTACAACTAGTACTGTGTACAATATAGGAAATGCTGTAGCAAACATAAACGTCAATTGGAGCAATGGACATTATCAAACAATACAAGTTGGTGCAGATATTACAATAACCTTAACTGCATGGCCAGCAACAGGAAAATATGGAATCCTGCGTTTAGTAGTCACTGGAGATGGCACTGCATCTACAGATACAATCCGTAACATCACTTGGGCAGCCACCGGAGGCAATAATATACGTAAAGATAATAACTTTCCCACAGCTACACAAGTCCAACTTACAACTAAAGCAAAAATTTTCGATTTTTGGACAAGTGATGCCGGTACCACTGTGTATGCTAGATATATTGGTGAATATAGTTAATGCATCCATTAATAAATAATCTATCTCAATACACAGATGAAGAATTATTGAAAAAGATTGATACATTAACAAATAATTATTGGCGTATTTCAAATAATGATTTGCGTGACCAAATTGTATTGACATTAGATACGTTTAACATAGAGCTCCAATCAAGACAGCAAAAAAACAAATTAGAAGATAACAAAGAACTTGACAATCTAATCAATATCAGTTAATATAATAGGATGTATTATGACTCACTTTCTATTCCTATCTATGAAGATGAAGATATTATTGATTTGTTATACAAGCATCCTGATTTTAATTTAGAAAACATTATTGCATGTAATAGCACAGATATAAAACATTACAATCAATATGCTACTGAGTTTTACTTAGATAAACTTGTTATATATCAACAACTAGATTTAGACATTCCTGAATTTGATAACTTGTGTCAACAAAACTGGTTGATGCCAACTGAATATAAAAAAATTGATATTAAAACATATTTGCTAAGTAAATGCACTACACAAATAGAAAAAAACAGAGTAGTTGAAGAATTATCTGCTTTTGCAGAAAAAAACCTATTTAATTTGTTACGCTATCTTATATTCCTTGTGGATCATTTGAGACAAAAGCAATATCTATGGGGTGTAGGTAGAGGTAGCAGTGTTGCCAGTTATGTTTTATACTTGATAGGCGTACATAGGATAAATTCTTTAAAATTTAATTTAGACTGGCAGGAATTTTTACGTTAAAGGAGAACAACATGCCAATGAAACAACAGGGAAGAAAAATTTATAAAACAGCTCAAGGAAAAATGATCGATATGGACTTGCTAAGACAAAGAAACGAACTTGTTCCTGCAGTTGGAAATGCTAAAGTAAATGCTCGTGGTGATGAATTAGGTCCTGGCGGTATCATTATTAGGAAACGCGAAGATGTTTTGAAAGAATACTACGAATCTAGTGAGGGCATGCCAATTGAAGAAGCTGTTATCGCCACCGATGAACCAATTGTAGCTGCAAAAAAACCCACAGTGAAGAAAAAGCCACAAAAACTTGAAGAAGAAGTTATTGTGCCACAGGAGAAATGGGTAGAAGATGAAGAAGGTAATTTCTACAAAAAGGAATAAAATTAAATGAAAAGATTTTTTGTGTATAAAATTACAAAAAAAATTACGTTAGAAATAGAATTTTTGCAGAAAAATACATCCATAGGATGGTTTCCTATATTTAATCATTCTTTAGATGTTAAATTTAAGGGTTCACAACAAGGATTTTATTGGAGTATTTTAATACTAGGAATAAAATTATTTGAGATAGATATTTACAAAAACACACAACAATAAAGGATACATGTACAACATTGTAAAAGGCAACTTGCGACCGATTAAAGATAAAGTAATTGTCACTGACATGCACTTTGGTGAACAGACAACCCAAGCTGGTATCATTATCAAAGATGACGATGGAACAAATCAAGGCATACACCCTCGTTGGGCGAAAGTTTGGGCCAAGGGACCTAAAAATGAAGATGATTTCCAAGTAGGTGACTGGGTTTTGATAGCTCATGGACGTTGGACCAGAGGAATAAAACTAGAAACTGCAGACGGTGAAATTATTGTACGCATGATAGATAACAATGATATTTTAATGGCTAATCACGAAAAACCTAATGATGCATGGGTCGGCACGGAATGAAACAAATTGATTTACAAAAATATAAAGATTTTGTAGAAGCTGTTACATCAGATCAATCTAATGACACTGAAAGTCTATGTAACAGATTACAAAAATTAGAACATGAAACTAATGTAAACATATCTCTCTTATTAACAGGCGCAATAGGATTATCATCAGAAGGAGGAGAATTTGCAGAAATTGTTAAAAAATGTATTTTCCAAGGCAAGCCATTGGATAAAGATACTAGATTCCATATCAAAAGAGAACTTGGCGATATATTGTGGTATTGGATCAATAGTGTTCGTTCACTCGGATTGGATCCAAACTCAGTTATAGAAGAAAATATTGATAAATTAAAATCACGCTATCCTGGTGGGGAATTTAATCCATACTACAGTGAGAATAGAAAAGAAAACGATTTATAAGACAAAATAATACACTCTTGACAAATATTTACTTTTGCAGTATAATAAGATAATAAACCTAATTAGGATCGTGCATGGAAACATTATGGGTAGAAAAATACAGACCAAAAGAAATTGATGACTATGTATTTGTTGATAAATCACAAAAAAAGTTGGTTGAAACATGGATAAAAGATAAATCTATTCCTCATATACTCCTAGGTGGCCATGCTGGTATAGGTAAAACTACACTAGCTAGACTCCTTATTGAAAAGTTAGATACACATCCAGCAGACGTATTAGACATAAATGCAAGCAATGTAAATGGTGTAGAACATGTCAGGACTACTATTACAAACTTTGTTCAAATGATCCCATTTGGTGATTTCAAGATTGTATTATTCGACGAAGCTGACTTTTTATCACTCTCTGCACAAGCTACTCTTAGGAGTATTTTTGAAGAATATCATGAATTTGCAAGATTTATTTTAACTTGCAACGATCTATATAAAGTAATGCCAGCTTTACAAAGTAGATGCCACACAATTGATATACAAAAAACAGATAAGACAGAATTTACTGCTCGGGTAGCTACAGTTTTAATGAGAGAAGGCATTACACCAGATCTTGATGTTTTAGATACGTATGTTAGATTATCATTTCCTGATCTCAGGAAATGCCTTAACACAGTACAACAAAATATTGAAGATAACTCATTGATTCCACTAGATGACTCATCTGCATATGTACAAGACTGGAAGCTAATAGCCCTTGATCTTTTCAGAGAAAATAAAATATTAGAAGGCAGGAAGACGCTGTGTAAAAATATGCGTAGAGAAGAAATGCATCAATTTTATGGATTTTTATTCGAAAATATTGAAATTTTCGGCGACGAAGAACAACAATTCAAAGCCATTCATCTGTTACGTAAAGCAACAGTTGATCACACAATATGCATAGATCCGGAAATAAATCTTACATCCTGCCTTATACATTTATCAGAATTATGACTTATATTGTAAACGACGGCTGTATCAAATGTAAACATATGGATTGTGTAGAAGTATGTCCGGTTGATTGTTTTTATGAAGGAGCAAATATTTTAGTAATAAATCCACAAGAGTGCATAGATTGTGGTGTTTGTCAACCTGAATGTCCAGTGGATGCTATTTTACCAGAAAACAAAGTACCAGAAGGAGAAAGACAGTTTTGGATAGATTTTAATCAAAAATGGTCAGATATATGGCCTAATATTACCCAGAAAAGATCTGAAGATGTGCCAAAAGACCATGCTAAATGGCAGTATCGGCCGGATAAACTAAACTTACTAGACGAAAACCCTGGCAAAGGGGATCCACCAGAGGAGGACGAGTGAAAGTAAAATTAATAAGTTATTCTCAAGCTGTTGATTTTCAAAACTATGGTATTGTAGATCAACAAGAAGAAGACATCACTGCACAAGACCTAGTGGCTTTTTGTGCTCGAGTGTCTAATCCAAGTAACCAGATGAATACGCAAACCAGTGAGCGATTATTGAAATACTTGATTAGACACAAGCACTGGTCACCATTTGAAATGGTTAGTGCCTGCCTTGAAATTGAAACTACTCGCGATATTGCACACCAAATTGTCCGACACAGAAGTTTTGCCTTCCAGGAATTTAGTCAACGCTACGCAAATCCTGCGGAATTTGGTGAACAATTTGTAGTAAGAGATGCTAGACTACAAGACGAAAAAAATAGGCAGAACAGCATAGACACAGATGATCCTGAACTCGCAGCACATTGGATCCATAAACAAAAAACAGTAATTGAAACTGCTAAAGCTGCATACGAATGGGCAATAGACAACGGCATAGCAAAAGAACAAGCAAGAGTGGTTTTGCCCGAAGGCTGTACAAAAACTAGATTATACATGAATGGGTCTTTGCGAAGTTGGATACATTATATTGAACTAAGAGGTGCAAACGGTACACAAAAAGAACACATGGATATTGCCCATGAATGTGCAAAAGTTGTAGCAAAAATTTTTCCAAATATAATGAATTTTGTTAATGAAGGATAAATTTGTACAAGCTTACATGGATGTTGCTAAACGATTTTCTTTACTTTCTACAGCTAAAAGACTACAAGTAGGAGCTATCATTGTCAAAGACGACCGTATCATATCAATAGGATACAACGGAATGCCAAGCGGATGGGATAATAATTGTGAAAATACACTGTTTATAACAAAAGATGAAGCCCAAGGGTATAACATGGAGGGCCAAGGATTTACAAAAACTAAAAATGGTAATTGGACAAAATTAAAATCTAAACCTGAAGTGTTACATGCTGAAAGTAATGCTATAGCTAAATTAGCACGTAGTAGTGAAAGTGGGAAAGATGCTGCAATTTTTGTGACTCATCAGCCCTGCTTGGAATGTGCAAAATTGATATTCCAAGCAGGTATTAGCAGTGTGTATTATTCAACCGAATACAGATTAACAAACGGTGTTGATTTTTTAAACACTGCAGGTGTTTTAATTGTTAAAGTTTAAATTGAATTTACATCTCCATAAATGTTAAGAACTTCTTTTACTGCTTCGTGTCTCTCAATATCTGTGTGCGTGAACCTTACTACATCAATACGTGTAAGATTTTTGTGATCAATATGTCTAATAAAATTTACTAAACCATTATCATTTATCCTATCAGCTTGCTCTAAATCTCCTGTTACAACCATTTTTGAGTCATCTCCTATCCGAGTTAATAACATTTTCATTTGGTTAGGAGTTGCATTTTGCATTTCATCGGCTAAAATAAATGATTTTTTAAATGTTCTTCCTCTCATATATGCTAGAGGCGCTATTTCGATTATTCCTTCATCAATCATTGTAGAAATTTCTCTTGAATGAAAGTAATCTCTTATCACATCGAAAATTGGTTTAGTCCAAGGAGCCATTTTCTGTTCCAATGTCCCTGGCAAGAATCCTAAATCTTCGTCAACACTTACAGCAGGTCTAGTTATTATAATTCTGTTTATTTCTCCTTGTTTCAATAACTTTACTGCTATTTGCACTGCAATTAATGTTTTACCTGTCCCTGCAGGACCAACTCCAAATACAATATCTTTAGTCTGATCTAAAAGTTTGATCATATATGTTTCTTGATTTTGATTCCTTGGTAACACATACACTTGTCTTTTCTTTTTTTGAAAATCAAAGTTAACAACATTAGTAGGTTCTTGATATCTCGGCTTGCGAACCGATCTTTTTGCACTCATTAAGTTCTCCTTTAATGTGTAGGTAATGCCTACACTAATATTTATGAACGTCAACAAATCATTAAACTGCACTGTATATGCGATAAATAAATATAATAAATACTAGGATAAATTATGCAGGATATATATGATATTATAAAAAATATCGAACGCATTTACGATAGCACAACAAATTTTAAAATATTAAAAGATTTTGAAAGAGTTTTAGATGAATTAAATGTATATGTATACGACAATTGGATGGACGGTGAATTAGCAGAAGGACCTATTGTTGATAGACATTGGATTACCTGTAAATTCTTTTGGCTACGTAAGAATATGCCTGATCCGGAAGGTGGCAAACGCTTATTAGACTACAATTGTAAAGTAACGTATCAAAAAGAATTTTTAATCAAACCAAGAAAAATAAGAACACCTGATGATATTCGACCAGGCACTAAAAAAGGCAAATTGGACAGAGAAACAATATGGATTGTATCTATAACAATGCCAAAAAAATTAATAGCAGATATATATAGAAATTACAAAAATGATTGGGACTGGGAAACAGAACCAAATGAGGATATAGGAGATAGTGCTACTTCACAACCAGCAGATATGGCAGTTGATCCTGGAATGGCTGATCCTGGTATTGATCCAGCTCTACCTGCAGATGCTGTACCAGCTGAGCCACCTGCAGCAGGAGGTACTGAATGAGTTTAAGACAAAATGATTTAAAATATTTTGTAGACAGTATTTTTGAAATAGATAGTTTCTCTTCTAAGATGGGAAATGATAGTGATATTGTTACTGTAAGTTTTTCTTTAAAAGAAAAACAACCAGCTGACGACTTAGTTGATTTTTTAGAAAAAGGATATAATTTTATATTAGATGCAGATGTATCACCTGGTGAGTTAGAAAATTCAAATTTTAAAGTATTTGTAGAAATAGAACGTGATAAAGATATTGGCAAAAATATCTATGAGATGATTCAAGGTGTAACAAAATTAAGTGGTGTTGATAATTGGAAATATAGATATTATAAAAATTTCCAAAGCAAAACAGCAACTTTGGAAAATTTTGAGATTGATATTCCAAAGGATTCCGACTCTTATGCATTGAACAAAGATCAAGTCACTATGGAAAATTATAAAAATTTCTTTAAGAATAGTTACTTAGAATCAGTTGAAATGATTAATGACACAATAATTTTACATAAACCTTTTAGCGACAAATTGAATTTAAAATTTAATGCAATAGGAAAAACAGATAAAATACTTGCCAATATTAAGGAAAGCTTTAATCCTTGGGAATTTGCAGAAATAATATATCTCACAAAATACATTGGTGATTACAATATAACCAAATATGGTCAAAAATTAACTTTTGAAAATGAAGGACATACCTTAGTAGCAGAAAGGATGTGTTAATGGCAAAAGAACATTTTGCATTTGAATTTACAAAAGATATGGCACATGAGCTTTTACAAGGAAACAGTGAATGGCAAGAATGGTATGAATCAATGTGTGAAATCTTGCCTCTTTGGAATATTAATACTGTAGAACGAGTAGCTGGATTTATTGCACAATGCGGACATGAATCAAGAAATTTTATTGTGCTAACAGAAAATTTAAATTACAGTGCTGCAGCTTTAAATAAAATTTTTCCAAAGTATTTTATACGAGCAGGCAAAAATGCACAAGATTATCATCGTAAACCTGAAAAAATAGCTAATGTTATATATGCTAGTAGAATGAATAATGGTCCTGAAGATAGCGGAGACGGTTGGAAGTATCGGGGAGGCGGAATCTTGCAGTTGACTGGCAAATATAATTACAGCGCATTTGCAAAAGAAGTAAAAATGACTGCTGAACAAGCTGTAGATTACGTAAGGACAAAAAAAGGAGCATTAGACAGTGCATGCTGGTTCTGGGACACAAATAAGCTTAATACCTACTGTGATAATCAGGATGTGGTTGGTATGTCAAAAAGAATCAATGGTGGCACTATTGGTTTAGATGATAGGAAAAAACATTACATCCATGCACTTGATGTTTTAGGGGGCGATTATGAAACTCCTGAACCTGATTACAATACTGTGCTAAAAAAAGGATCACGAGGCACGCTTGTTGCAGAAATGCAAGAGATATTAGGAATAATGCCAGCTGATGGAATATTTGGTCCTGGTACAGAAAAAATTATAAAAAATTGGCAGTCAATGCATGGACTCTCTCCAGACGGAATAGTAGGTCCAAACACAATAGCTAAATTATTTAATAAATGATGTTTCTGTCATTTAAGTTAGTGTTTCTTGGTATAGTAGTTTCAACAATTACTGGAGCATATATTTACATTACCGATTTACAGAATACACTAGAAAAAACCACAATAAATCTCGCCACGTCTACTTTAAATCAAGCTACCCTTGAAAAAGATATCATTGCGCAAAAGAATGTAATTGCTACACAAGTAGAAGACTTTAAAAAAATTTCTAAGGCACATTCTACACTCACTGAACAAAATAAAAAATTAAAAAATGAAATTTCTGTTTTAGATAAAAAATTCAATAAAATAAATGCTAGTGGCAAAAAAAGAGACATAGGAAATTTAGCTATTGCAAGAACAAAAGCTATTGAAAAAGTAATTAACAGAGCAAGCAATAATGCAATGCGATGTTTAGAAATAGCAAGTGGTTCCCCTTTAACAAATGAAGAAAAAAATGCTACTAAGAAAAGCCAGATCAATAGTGAATGTCCTAGTATTGCTAATCCCAATTATATTATTTACTAATAGTTGTACTAGCAAAGCCAAAGACATAACGCCAATTAAAAAAATCGAAACAATTAGAACTCCCGTAAAAAAAATACCATTAAATTTAGCCCACCCATCAGTAATTGAATTAGATAAAATAAATTGGATTATTATTACAAAAGATAATGCTGCTGAAACTTTTGATGTATTGACTACTAAGGACACAGATGCAGTGTTATTTGGACTAACAGATGATAATTATGAAATCTTATCTAAAAATTTTGCTCATATCCGTGCACATATTATACAACAACGACAAATAATTAATCAATATAAAGAATATTACGAGTAAAAGTACAGTATTTCGACCTTGAGTACTTGGTAAATAATGTACGGGGGTGAAAGATGGATATGAAATTATTTGATAGTTTTGGTATGACCATGACTGACATGTTGGTTCCATGGATAACTGTTTTGATAAGTATTGCTGCTGCATTTTGGTTTAAGGAATTTGCACAAAATCTTGTTGCAGGATTGTCCTTTAAATGGGGCGGAAATTTTCGAGAGGGAGATCAAGTAATTCTAGACGGCCATGATGCTATGGTAATAAAAATTGGCACAAAAGAAACTGTTTTTGGCAGATATACAGAAAATGGTTATACATGGCAATATGTGCCCAATGAAAAACTAGAGTTCCATAATTTAGAAAAAATTGTACATAGGGATTTACACTTGGATACAGATATAGAAAAAGGACAACGAGTAATTGAACTTATGGAAAAAGCAAAAGGAGCATATAAAGCTCCAATGAAAGTAGATCATCATGCCTCGGGCGAATCCTGAGGATCTTAGCAGAGCAGACTCTACTGTTAAATATGATGCAAAAATTTCTGCTCCTGCTACAGACAAAACGACAAAAAAAGTTAAATTAGATCTTGAAGTAGACACTAGTGCTAAAGACCTTGGTCCTAATCCATTCAGGAATTGGATACATTTAGCACGTGCCGTTGATGCGTGGAGAATTTTTCCACGTATTTTTATCACTACATATATCATTTTGCTATACAAAAGTGTAATTTGGTTTATGGATTTACCAGATCCAACTTTAGAACAATCAGGACTCATCAGTATTGTGGTTGGTGCAGGAGCAGCTTGGTTCGGTCTATATGCAGGAAGTAAAAAATAATGTATGAATACAATTCCGTCATAAGGAAAATCGTTGACGGCGACACCATTGATGTAGATATAGATTTAGGTTTTGGTGTTTGGTTAAAAGATCAAAGAATAAGACTACATGGAATAGATACACCAGAATGCAGAACAAGAGACGCTGAAGAAAAAATTTTTGGACTTGCAGCTAAGAACTTTGTAATTTCAAGTTTACCAGTAGGTTCTAATCAAATTTTAAAAACTGTGATTAATAAAGACGGAGAAGATGTCCGTGGTAAATTTGGCAGGATTCTGGGCGACTTTACTTTAACTGACAACGCTACACTTGTTGAAACTATGATTGGAAAAGGATATGGCGTTGAATATAAAGGCCAAAGTAAGGATTTAATCGAACAAGCACACTTAGCAGCAAGAAAACGTCTCATTAGCGCAGGCATAGTTACAATATAACTAAGTAGTTATATGGACTACTATCAAATACTAGGAATTAACAAATCAGCATCTGCAGAAGAAATAAAATCTGCGTATAAGAAAAAAGCTATGCAGCATCATCCTGATAAAGGAGGTGACGCAGATACTTTTAAAAGAATTAATGAAGCTTATCAAATATTAAATGATCAAAATAAAAAACAAAATTATGATCAATTTGGAACACCAGATGATCAACAATATAGATATACTTCACAGAATTTTTCAAACCCTGATTTTCATAGTATTTTTGAGAATTTCGGATTTAATGGAAATTTCGGTAATGGATTTCATCAACAAGCACAACGCAATAGAGACATAAAATTTAATTACGTTATAGAGTTACAAGACATATTTTTTGGCAAGACGGATACTATTGTATTCAAACTTCCAAATGGTGTTGAAGAGATAATTGTTGTAAAAATTCCTGTTGGAATAAGAGATGGCAACACTATACAGTTTCAAGGACAAGGTGACAATACGCATCGTGGATTACCAAGAGGAGATTTGCTTGTACAAGTTAGAGTAAAAGATCATCCGTATTATCGAATAGCAGGACATAACATCCATTACAATATAAAATTATCCGCTTTTGATTTACTCTTGGGCACTATGCAAGAAATTATAACACCGGAAGGCAAGACAATAAATTTAACTATTCCTCGAGGAACTAATCCAAACACAAAGTTCACTATTCCGCAACATGGATTGCCAACTATCAATAGTCATGCTCGCGGACAAATGATTGTTGAACTTGCGTGTTCGGTTCCTAAATTGTCAGATAAACAAGCCCAACAATTACAAAATTTACAAAAAAATTTTAATTTGTGATTGACATATTCCATCAATCATGTTATACTTATAGCTCTATTACTTAAAGGAAAATTGTTATGGTCGAACCTAGTGAAGATTTAGTTTTAGTTTTTAATAAAGCAGTAGCAGATGCAAAACAATTGAACCATGAATATGTTACAATTGAACATTTATTATTTGCTGCACTTTGCACTGAAAGTTTAGATAAATTACTTACAGCGTTTGGATCTGATGTGGCTGCTTTAAAGAATGCATTAGAAAATTATCTGAAAACAGAATGCAATGATATTGTTACAAATGAGAAAAAATATAAACCAAAGAAAACAATAAGTGTAGAACGTGTTCTTAATCGAGCTTTTACACAAACTTTATTTAGTGGTGGAAATAATATTGAACTTCCAGATATTATCCTAAGTATACTTGCTGAAAAAAGAAGTATCGGACAGTATATTTTACAACAACATGGTGTAACAAAACAAAAATTAAGTGATTATTTGGTTAATGAAGTAGAAGAACCAGAAAGTGAACAAGAAGAAAACCAAGGACAGATTGCCCGTGCATTAAAAAAATACACAACAAATTTAAATGCAGAAGCTACAAAAAATAAAATTGATCCGGTTATTGGCCGTGATAGCATATTAGAAAGTATAGCCTTAGCACTTGGTAGGCGTAATAAAAATAATGTTCTACTTGTAGGTGATCCAGGAGTTGGTAAAACTGCAGTAATCGAAGGATTAGCTTTTAAAATCACACGGAAACAAGTGCCTGAATTTTTAAACGAATACGAAGTTTTCAGTCTTGATATAGGATCATTACTTGCTGGAACAAAATATCGTGGAGACTTTGAGGAAAGATTAAAAATGATCCTAGCTGGATTGAAAAAGAAAGGTAAGACAATTCTTTTCATTGACGAAGCACATATGATAAATGGTGCAGGAGGCGGTGGTGGCAAAGATTCTAATGACTTAGCAAATATGCTTAAACCCGCATTGAGCAAGGGAAATATTAAAGTTGTTGCATCTACTACCTGGGAGGAATATAGAAAATATTTTGAGAAAGACAGGGCATTAATGCGCAGGTTCCAACGTGTAACAGTAAACGAACCAAGTAAAGAAATAACTATAGATATTTTACATGGAATTAAAAAATATTATGAATCTTTTCATGGTAGCATAATAACAAATGATGCTATCCAAGAGGCCGTAAAATTAAGTGTTAAATATCAAAATGATAAAAAATTACCAGATAAGGCTATTGATCTATTAGATTTAGCGTGTAGTAGATTTAATTTAGTTGAACAAGAAGAACACGTAGAAAAGATTGTAGATGAACATGCTATACGTTTTGAACTGGCAAAAGTAGTAGACCTGCCTGCAGAGCAAATTGCAGAAAGAGAAACTGAAAACTTAGTGACTTTAGAAAAAAACATAAAGCAAAACGTATACGGACAAGACACAGCCATTGAAGACATAGTTGATAAAATTTTAATTACACAAGCTGGTTTAAAAGAAGAAAATAAACCAATAGGAAGTTTTGTTTTCATGGGTCCTACTGGCACTGGTAAAACAGAAACTGCAAAACAATTAGCTAATCATTTAGGTGTGAAACTTGTAAGATTTGATATGAGCGAATATCAAGAAAAACATAGTATTGCAAAGTTAATAGGCACACCTCCAGGATATGTCGGCTATGAAGAAAATAATGGCTTATTAATTACAAAATTGGAAGAAAATCCAAATTGTGTATTGCTATTAGATGAAATTGAAAAAGCACATCCTGATGTCAGTCATATCTTACTACAAATTATGGACAATGGTAAAATTACAGGATCAGATGGCAAGGAAGCAGATGCAAGGAATTGTGTCCTTATATTAACTACTAATTTAGGAAGTGAACAGAGTGAGAAAAATACAATTGGGTTTGGTATAGGATTTGACGACGAGTACGAAGATACTGAATTAAAAAGTTTCTTTAGTCCTGAATTCCGTAACAGACTTGACAGCATTATTACCTTTGAAAAATTAAGCAAAGAAACAATGATTAAAATTGTTGGTAAATTCTTATATGCTCTTAAATGTCAAGTAAATGATAAAAACATAACCATTACTTTATCAGATGAAGCATTAGATTATCTCGTGGAGAAAGGATATGATCGAAAAATGGGTGCTAGACCCCTGCAGAGAATAATTGATAGAGAAATTAAGAAACCGTTATCAAAACAGATGCTGTTTGGTGACTTAAAAAATGGTGGCAAATGTGAGATAGTTATCCAAGATGACAAATTAGACATAAGTGTAGCAAAAGGAAAATATGTTCAAATTTCGTGAAACGAGTAAACTTTTTTACAATAAGTATCTGTATGCTGGAGTATTTAGAAATTCCCTTGCTCCAATTTTTATGGACAAAACACTTGTTAATACTAGAATAACACTAGACACATTACACACCATAAGAGGCAGGAAGGGAATACAAAATTGTATAGTAAAAGAAGAATTTTTACATGATTTACCATTATGGATTCATGAGAGTCTATTACATAGACATATCACCCAGGATGAGTTAAATGATGCAACAACAATCTACAAAGTTTTAAATGCAACTGAATCTAATTTCAGCACAAGAGTAGTGTATGATCCATTTATGACATTACGTTTTAAACGCAATAATAATATAAGGGTATATACTAATGATCATTATTTACTTAAAAATTTAGAAACGTTGTCTGGTGCTGTTGAAATGCATGCTCCAAACAAAAAGTTTGAAACCGTTCTAGACAGTGAACCTAATGTAGTGTTATGCGATAAATCTAATTATAAGTATAAGATTAGATTGAATTACAAAAAAATACATCCTAATTTTTTACCTTGGTATAATAAGAATACAAACAAAGTTAAAATGTCTTACAAAATGCTGCAAGATCTAAGAGCATATGGAAGATTAGAAAACAGATATCTATATGTAAAAGATGATCATACACTTACAATTCTTAATTTGCTTATTGAGCAATCAATGGGTAAGATATACAAATTAGTGTGCAAAACAGAATTAGATAAATAACTATATGTCAACTAATAGTGAAAATTTTAATTTTGTAGTCAATTCAACTAATCAAACACAATTAACTCATCCTGATAATACCACCAATACAACCCGTACTTCGGATAAACTAAAAGGCGACGGTTACTATGGCAGAGCTGATGGATTGCACAGTGTGCAATATGTTGTAACTGGTTTTGTAGGCAAAATTGTTACACAAGCAACACTTGCAACTACTCCTGCTACAACAGATTGGTTTGACATTACAAGCACAGTCCATGATAATAGCAGCGGTACTTCATCTAATGCACTAGCTACAGGTAGTTTCATACATAACTTCACAGGTAATTATGTATGGATAAAGATAGTTGTATCTGATTGGACAACTGGCACAGTAAATTCTATTTTGTTAAATCATTAAGGGTAAGATAATGCAACATTATGTAAATGTAATTTGTGACAAAAACATAGACACATCAGGAAAATTGGACGAAAGTATTTTTCCTAACATAGAGCAAAACATCTCTTCACAAGGAGTACGAGTAATTACAATTCCACTCGAAAGAGAATTAATACAAAAAGAAGCCGACAACTATGCTAATTTATTAGCGAATTGTTTGCTTGAAGCAGGACTGGAAGACTTTGATATAGAAATTAGCACATCAAACGAAATTGAAGAAGAAGAAACTTATGAGGGTAATGAGTTTTATGAAGAGTATGAAACAATGCATTTCAACGAAGATCAAATTGACGAAGCGGAGTACCAAGGTAGAAAAGTCAGCTTAGGCAAACCTATGCGAGGAGATGTTAAAAAATTCAAAGTATTTGTTAAAAAACCAAATGGTAATGTAGTAAAAGTTAACTTTGGTGACCCTAATATGCGAATAAAGAAAAGCAATCCTAAACGCAGGAAAAGTTTTCGAGCTAGGCATAATTGTGCCAATCCAGGTCCAAGGCATAAAGCACGATATTGGAGTTGTAGAAACTGGTAATTTATGAAATTAAAAGATTTAAAGCCCTCTCATTCAGCTAACATAGATTTTGACATCGTCGAAGATGCTATCATTTATATGCAAAATGATCCTATGTTTTATAGGAAAGAATATTATCCTGCAATAACCAAACTAGCAGATATGCATCGTGAAGGACAAGATTATGATGCTCATAAAATTATGATGCCAATGATTGCTAGTGGTGTAAATAGATATTGTAAAAAATATAAATTAGCACCAATGCCAGATGATATTTTCAATAGTTCAGATAAACAAAAAATATTTGACACTATGTATGAACAAGAAATGAATAATATCAGCAAAGGCGATTACAAATGAAATTGCGGCAGTTTTTTGAGACTAAAGAGAAAACTGCCGTCTTTGCATTTGGCAGACTGAATCCTGCTACTAACGGCCATGAACTACTTGTAAATGCTATCCTAGGACAAAAAGGAGATCATTTCCTTTTTTTAAGTGATAGACCCGCTAAACTTCCTAACGATCCGTTGTCTTCAGACGAAAAACTAGATTGGGCACAGAAAAGTTTCAACACTGTATCTGTAGGTCTAGCAAAAAATGCCTTAATAGCTGCTGATAGATTATACAAGATGGGATACACAAATCTTGTGTACTTAGAAGGCGATCCAAAAATGGGTGCAGTAATTAAGAAATATAATGGAGTATCAGCAAGTCTACATAATTATAATTTTGATAATATAGAATTAATTAGATTACAGCGAGATCCAGATGATCCCGGACCTGCTGGTATGAGTGCAACTAAATTAAGAGCTGCTGCACAGAATGATGATTTCGACCAATTTAAAGCAGGTGTAACTGATCCTGCTAAACCATTTGCACAATCTATGTTTAAAAAATTACAAGATATATATAGTATTAATGAGAAATCTATTAGTAAAGCACAGCAACGATTATTTGGGCAAGTGTATTCATACAAAAAAGGCAAATTAAAAAATCCTTCAAAAGCAGTAAAAGATATTGCCAAAGGTATTAGTAAAAAAGATTCAAAAGATTTTGCTGCAACAAAGCACAAAGGTTTACCTAATAAAGTAGGATAAAGATGAATATAGCTGAGCTTAAAAAATTAGCAGGTATTGGTCCTACAATGGAAAACCCATCAATTACTTCCACAAATTTACGCAAAAAAGAAAAAGAATTTAATATCAAACCAGGTGATCCTGAATGGTTCCGTTTATGGTTTGCTAAACCAAAAATGACAGGTGAAATGCCTTACAAAAAAGAATATAAAAGAGAATCACTTCCGCAGATCAGACCTGATGACTTAGTAGACTTTCCGCACACTAAGGAAAAAGTAAAATTAGAAAAATTAATCCCAGTGCAAAAAGAGAGAATCAAAGAAAATTTGGTTAGACAGTATAGGAAAATAAAACAAAACACGTATAATCCGATAATCATAGATTGCGATAATAATATAATAAACGGCCATCATAGATATAGTGCAGCAAAAAAACTGGGGTTAAAGGAAATTAATGCTATAAGATTACCTTATGATATTGATACAGTAATTGAAAATTTTGCTGATGGCAAAAAACCAGGCCGTAAAGGACTTGCTAAAAGATCAGGGGTAAACTGTAAACAAAGTGTTTCAAAATTACGTAAAATAGCAAAAAACTCAAGTGGAGAGCGCAGCAGGATGGCACACTGGTGCGCAAATATGAAATCAGGAAAAAAGAAAAAATGAGATTACATGAAATAGATCAAAACATCAACGAACTAGATCTTAAAGACATAATAAAAGCTGTAAATTTAGGACGTAGTGTAGGAAAATTGAAAAATAAAGGCGTGGCAAAATCTGCTATGAATTGGCTTTTGCGTAAAAAATTACCTGCATATCTTGATAAAAAAGGTGACGAAATTGCAGCCAGACGTAGGCAGCAAAGAGAAAAATAATGAAAATAAATGAAATAATCTTACCTGATAATACAGATTGTGAAATGGAAGCAGCAGGTGTTGGCAAAATTGTAAAAGGCGTTAACACCACTGCTGATGTAAAACCCGGAGAAACAGAACGCCAAGCTAAAAAATTTTTTGGGGGTACAGGAAAGCCAAAATTGTTAACAAAAAAAGTTAAAGAAACTGCTTCGGCAGGGGCTACCAGTGCTGGTGCCATCGCCACAGTAATAAATCCAACCACAGCAAAAGCTAAAATAAAGAGAGATCGCACTGGAGTTCCAAAAGCACCACAAAAACTTAATCCAGACGGAACTGCCAAGAATGCGCTTAATTTGCCTAATAACATTATGGGTGGCAAACCGATAAAGAGATAAATATCTTAAAGGAATATTTATGGAAAAAACTTTGGTAGAATTTAGTTTTGTAAAAAAGTTCAAACAACTTTTTACCAAAGCTAATCAATATGGATTAGGTCCTGAACCAAAACGATGGACACAAACAACTGGTCATAAAGTTGTGGCAAAGACTCCATTAAAGGGAAAATATTTTTCAATGTTGCCAGGAGAATCATCTTTTTTAGATGCTGACCAAAAAAAATTTAAAGATGTTGCTAAATTCCAAAAATTTATAGAATACGTCAAAGGTATTTTAGAACTTGAAGGTAATGAAAGAGCTTATTTAGACAAAATTGCAAAAATTAATAGACATCCTACAGAAATCATAGGCGATTTAGACCGCTTTGTAAATGATCACTATGCTAAAAAAGGACTTACATGGCGTCGAGACAAAGGGGAACTTACCAAAGGCGGAAGCACTGCATATCATAGCTGGAGTGGCGATCCAGCACGAGTATTAACTGTAGAAGTAGATGCCCAAGCTCCTGGTCAAAGTACTACAGTGCAAACAAGCCAAGAGTATGATGCAAATTTTAAACCAATTGGAGAATTTACTAGATCAACATTCAATATTAGAAGTGATTATACCGGTGCTTATACGGAACATCCAGCAACAAAACAGATGCATATTGCAAATCGTTCATCCTATAGCGACGATGAAAT